CGTTCTCGCTGGTGGGCTGGCTGCCGAACGCGGTGGAGTGGGGCTGCGAGCCGTACGACATGCGGACGACGCTGCTGCACGGTCCGAACGCGCAGGTCGTTCCGCGTGGGCAGCCCGGCATCCACGAGGGCAAGAAGGGGCGCTACAGGTCGATCCCGTTCCGCCACTACACGCCGGGGTCGAGCGGGTACGAGGGCTCCGTCATGGGGATGCCGTACGAGCAGATGCTGGGGCCCGACGCCGCGCGAAAGCTCGGTCAGCAGGTCTACAACACGATGCGCGCGCGCGTGGCCGCAGCAAAGGCGAGCGGCTCCGCGAGGACCGTGCGGCTTCCGGCGTCTGCTGGCGGGCCACTGCTTCGCCCGCACCACACGACCGGCATCTACACCGGCATGGTCCGTCCAGAGCGCGCGTACAAGGGCACCACGCAGGGCTTCTACCAGACGTTCCGCACCATCTCGGACGGCAACCCGGTGGGGTGGATGCACCCGGTCATCGAGCCGCAGGGGCTGATGATGGACACGGTGTCGTACCTCGAGCAGACCGCGGGAGCCACGCTCGTGGAGATCATGACCGCAGGTGACGCATGAACGACGGCGTCGACAAGATCGTGGCGGACTACCTCGAGCGCGTGAAGGTCACGCTGCTGACCGACGACGCGCTGTGGACGCGGCTGCTCGGGCGGTCGCTCGACGCGGCAACGATCGCGGTGGTGCGGGACTCGTTCCGCGGCGCGAAGGAGCACGTGGCCACGCCCACGGTGGTGCTGGCGTACCCGCGCAGCCGCCAGCCGTGGCCCGTGTGGTGCGTGGTCCTGCTCGAGGACACGCCCGACGAGGAACTGCTCGGAGAGAGCGAAGGCATCGAGCGGGACGACGAGACCGGCGAGGACGTCGAGGTGCAGACGATCGTGAGCCGCCAGACGGTGGCGATCATGGTCATCGACAACCGCAACCCGGACATCGCTCGGTGGCAGTCGATGCTGGTGAAGCGCGCGATGATGATGGGGCTCAACGAGATCCTCAGCGACGAGGAGAACTCCGTCAGCGGGATGTACTTCAGCGGAATGGGCGACATGCCTCCGATGCCGTGGCTGCCGGAGGAACTGTACGGGCGCACGCAGCGGTGGTCGTTCGTCGTCGCGGAGAGCGTCGCGAGCGGCTACGACGGGCTGGTGCGCGGGCCTCTGTACGTAGGAGCGGAAGGCTTCGTCCTCGACGAGGATGGTGAGGTGACCGGCGGCGGGCACGCGTACAGCACCCGCGAGGACGAGGAGTAGGCGCCGGGGCTTGTGCCAAACCGGCGCTGTGGGTAGAATCGAGCGGACACGCGGAGGGACAGGCCATGCCGGAGCAGTTCGTCATCAACGGAGTCGGGTCGTACGAAGAGGGCGTGCGCACGCGTGCGGACTTCAGCGCTCTCGAGGGCGCGGGCACCGCGACGAAGGGCACGGTCGGGCTGCTCATGGAAACCTCGCGCGGCGGGAAGCCCACCACCGGGCAGGAGATCACATCGGCTGCGACGCTGCGGCGGCTGATCCCCGAGCCCTACGCGACGTACCTCGAGAAGACGCTGTTCGCGCCGGGCAAGCAGAGCGACCGCATCCCCATGGGCGCACAGAAAATCATCTTCGTCCGCGTCAACAAGGCGGAGCAGGGGACGCTGACGCTGGTCAACGACGACGGCGACGCGGTCGACCTCAAGAGCGCGGACTACGGGCTGTACGCCAACGACATCCTCGTGACCGTCGCGAACGGCACCAGCGTCGGCCGCAAGGTCACCGCCGTGCTCGGAAGCGTGACCGAGGTGGTCGACGACGCTGGCGACCTCGACGCGCTGCAACTGAAGTTCACGGCGCCGGACACGCCCGGGTACACCGTGCTGGGCATGGTGGCGACGGTCGACCCGGACGTGGGCGTGCAGGTCGACTTCGACCTGCGGCACGCAGACAACAGCACGTGGGACTGGACCGCCGCCAACAACAAGATGGCCATCGACGGCCCGCTGACGATCACCATCGAGCACACCGAACTGGCCAACAAGGTGTTCGTGGTGACCGGGCGCAACAAGGCGAACGGCGCGGTCACCGTCGAGAACGTCCAGATCGACGCTGGGCTGAAGACCGAGACGTCGCTCACCGAGTGGTCGGAGATCACGTCCATCGAACTTCCGGACCTGCTCGACGGCGGCAACAACAACCGTGCGGAGTTCACCGGGCACGCGTTCGACCTGCCGGTCGCGACGTACGACACCATCAGCAAGGTCGCAGCGCGCGTGGCCACGAAGGCCGCCGCTGGCTTCACCGCCACGCTCAAGACCGCCAAGACGTCGTTCCTCGTGTCGGACCTCGACAAGGCGAGCGACCAGACCATCGTCGGCGGGCACACGTTCACCGCGGACCTCTACGACTTCATCGAGGACGTGAACGCCGGTCTGACGCTGATCACCGCGGAGCGCGCGGCGTCGGTCACCGCCGCGGGGCTGCCGAACACCATCGGCGAGACCGCCATGGCGGGCGGCAACGACGGGCTGTACGACGACGGCACGTCGTGGACCGACGCGCTGAAGGAACTGAAGAAGTGGGGCAAGTCGCTGCTGCTCCCGATGACGGCCGACGCGGGCATCCTGGCGTCTTGCCTCGACCACTGCGTCTACATGTGGGGACGCGGGAAGTACGAGTGCGCGATGTTCGCGGCTCCGCCCGCGCAGACGGACCTGACCGGAGAGGACGACGACAACCTCTACGCGAAGACGAGGGCGTTCAACAGCGAACTGGTGACGTTCACGCCCCAGGAGATCAAGCTCTACGATCACAACCGCGTGGCGCAGTGGCTGTCGCCGATGTGGACGGCGGCGCTGGCGTGCGGCTGCGAGGCCGGGCGCTCGCCGGACTACGGGCTGACGCACGCGTACGTCGACGTGGTCGACTACCGCGACAACCCGGACGGCGACTCGCCGTGGACGGTCGAAGACCAGACCGAGGAACTGCTGGGGCACGGGTGCTTCGTGCTCGAGCGCAACCTGTCGACCGGCGGGGTGCGGTGGAAGCGCGACGTGACCACGTACCAGATCGACTCGAACCCGATCAAGTCGTCGCTGTTCGCGATGACGCAGTTCGCGCTGTCGACGCGCGACCTTCGCGAGTGGCTGGAGATCCAGATCGGCAAGGCGCAGTGGACGGGGTCGCGCAAGGACGTCGAGAAGCTCGCGCGCCAGAGGCTGGAGTACCAGATCGGCGCGAAGATGATCAAGGCGTTCAAGCCCCGCACGGTCAAGGCGATCGACCTGGGCAACGGCTTCCGCGTCGACTGGCACGTGGCGCCCGCGGAGACGACGTACTTCATCGAAGCGGTCGCGCACCCGATGCGCATGCCGTCGTAGCGCTGAGAGAGCAGGAGGGTCACCATGGGACAGACCGCGGGCAAGAAGTTCCTGACCGGCGCGCGCGCGACGGTGAAGGTCAACGGCAACGAGATCGGTCGGGCGGTCGGCATCAACGTCGACTACCAGATGAACCGCGCGCCGGTGGAGACGCTGGGCGACCCCTACGCGGAGGGCTTCCCGCTGCTCGGCGTGGCGGTGAACTTCACCGTGGATGCGGTGAAGATCAACATCCTCGACGAGGACTGGGCGGCGAAGGGGTACATCCCCCCCGTCGAAGCCGCGGAACTGCTCGACTGGGACGAGGTCGAGTTCGTGGTGCAGGACAAGTTCGCCGACGTCACGCTGTTCACGATGAAGCACTGCGCGCCGAACGGCTACGGCTTCAACGTGCAGGCGCGTACCATCGGCCACGAGAACGGGCGCTGGGTCGCCCGTGAACTGCACTTCGGCAGCCAGACCGAGTAACGACGCGCCGGGAGGAGCACATGACGAAGGACCGGGGTGTGGGCGCACCCGAGACGCCGGACCTGCAGGCGCTGATGCGCAAGCAGACCACCGACCAGAGCGCGGTGAAGGACGCGGAGGACGCCGCGCGTGCGGACCGCTACGCGGTGAACGTCGAGTACGAGGCGCGGCACGGCGGCATGACGCTGCGCGGGCTGTTCGAGTTCCGCGCGCTGTCGGTGGCGGACCTGCACGTCGTCGGCATGAACCGTGCGGGCCTCGCAGGCGGCAACGAGTGGGCGCTGCTCACTCCGGGCGAGCGCGAGATGATCCAGGCGCTGGCCACGCTCGATCGGGCGCTGACGAAGAGCCCCGCGTGGTACGACCCCAAGGGCCAGAGCATGCTGCTTGGCCGAGACCTCTACGCCGGGCTGTACGAGGCGTACACGGCGTGGGACGCCGGTTTGTTTCGAGTCGTCGAAGCGCCGGGGGCTGGTGCGGAGAAACGACCCGCTCTGGTCATTGCTCCGGCACTGGGCGAAGTCCACGGGACGGCCGGTTGAGAGCGCGGTGCCTGCGCTCGTCGTGGAGTGGTTCTTCGCGACCGCGACTGACGAGCAGTTCGAGGCCATGGCCGAGGCTGGGCTGATCGACTGGACGCCCAACGGCGGCAAGACCGGCGACCCGTGGTTCGACGACTTCGGGAAGTAGGGGGCCCGCCGTGGCTGATCGCACCATCCGAACAACGCTGAAGATCGACGCGGACGACAGCCGCCTCGTGGGGCTGGAGCGCCGCCTCGACTCGATCACGTCCAAGGCAGGCGCGGCGACGAACGCGGTGAGCGACGTCGGCGGCACGGGCGGTGGCGGAACGAGCGGCGGAAGTGGCTCAGGAAGCGCGACGACTGGCGGGGTGGCGGTCGGTGATGGCGAGAAGCGCACTGTGCGGCCCACGCGCGAACCTGACGCGTCTGGTGGCGCATCCGGTGGCGGACCTGCGGGCGGTGGTGCGGCAGGGCGGACAGGCGGTGGCGGCGGCGCAGACCTGCCGATGACCGCGGGGTTCCTCGGGCGCATGTTCCGCGAGGGCGGGTGGCTGGCACGAACGCTCGGGCTCGATCCCACCGCAGTGCAGCCGGACATCCGACCGCCGGGCTCCGGTCCGGACGACTGGGGCTACTCCAAGAACGCCATGGCAAGGATCGATCGGATCGAGCGCGCACGTGCTCGACTGCTTGGCAGCGGAGGCGGCGCAGGTCGCGGCGCAGGCGGGCTCGCGGGGCTCGGGATCGCTGGAGCGCTTGGGTACCAGACGCTCAACACCGTGACGGAGTCGATCGCGGACCTGTACCGCGCCGACGTGCCCATGGCGCAGGGGCTCTACTCCGGCTCCGCGACGGCGGCTGCGCAGTCGGCTGTCCAGTACCAAGCGCAGCGGGAGATGGCGATCCGGCATGCGGGCATCGGCGGGATCGGCGGCGCTGCATCGACCGTAGCCATGGGCGTCGGCGGTGCGTCGGTCGCTGGCGCGGCGGTGGCGGGTGCTGCGATCCCGGGCGTCGGCGTGGCGCTGCTGGCCATCGGAGCGCTGACGAAGTCGCTCACCGACCTCGCGAACGCGGCGGCAGACTCCAAGACGCAGGTCGAAGCCGCGAGGCGGTCTGCGGCGATCAGCCTGTTCGAGGAGATCCACGGTCGGCGTGTCGGGCTGGCGCAGAACGAGGCCAGCTTGATGGGGTTCGCGCGGAATGCAGCGGGCGCTGAGATGCTGCATGGCAGGTTTGGCGGAGACGAAACCACCAGCCCGGTTGCACGTGCTGCGAAGCGGCTGTTGATGGACCCGAACGTGCTCGCCGGTCGGATGCGGTCGTTCATCGGCGCTGGCGCACAGGCGGAACACGATCCGTTCCGCGCTGCGGCGCTCGAGGTGCGCGACAAGGTCAGCATGGAGTCGCAGGCGCGCTACCTGCGGACGTTCCAGCGCGGCGAGGGCGCGACCATCGGCGGCGGCGGCCCGCAGCAAGAGCAGGCCATGCTCGAGGGCGTGGTCAAGACGGCGTTCGACGCGGGGCTCACGAAGCACCGCATCGGCGACTACCTGGGAAGGATCGCGCAAACGAACGAGGCCATGGCAGATCGCGGGCTGATCGTCGACGAGCGAGTGGCAGAGCGGTCCAGACGCGGGCTGATCGGCGCTGGTCTGACCCCCATGCAAGCGCTCGGCGCGCAGACCAACGTGGGCGGTCTCATGCAGGAGGAAATGGGGTCGCTGGTGGATCTGCGGATGCCCATGTCGCGCGTGAAAGCGTTGATCCGTCAGCAGGCTCTGCGTCAGTTCGGCGGCGTCGACGAGGCCATCGCTGGCATGGAGAAGCTGAGCGGCGACCGGGACGCATCGCTGACGTTCCTTCGAAACGCTGGTGCTGGTCTCGACGCGACGCAACTCAAGCTGCTGATGTCGCAAGGCGCTGGCGTGTTCCCGTCGCTCGGCGGCAAGCTCGCAGCGTACACAGCAGGCGCCGATCGCGGAGCGGGCCCGTCCGGAGAAACGATGGTCGGACGTGCGCATCGATTCCTGCGTCAATCGCTGGGCTTAGACACAACTGAAATGCTCAGTCAGAAGGTGGTGTCAGAGAACGTCAAGACGTTCGGGCTGACGCCGGAAAAGATCGCGGAGAACATGGACATGTTCAACAAGATCATACGCATGTCGGTCGAAAACCTGCGCGACTACCCGCCGGAGGAGATGTTCCGCACGCTACGTGAGGCCATCGACACGTTCGCCGCGGACAGCCGGTCGCGCCCGCTCGACTACAGGCCGGAGTAGTCGATGGCACTTCTGACGCCGGTCACATCGATCAAAGCCATCATTCGTCCGCACTGGCCACCGACGCGTGCGGTGGACGTCAGCCGGTACGTGACGTTCATGAGCCGGTCGAAGTCGCTGCTCGGCGATACGGTCGGGACGTGGTCGCTGTCGATGTTGTGCGAGTACCGCGGCGAAACGGATCGCTTCATCGAGTCAACAGTGCGCCCCGACGACTGGATCGACCTGATGATCAAGGTCGACGGCGTCGAGTCGTGGTGGACGGGCATGGTGGACTCCACTGGACGCGGGAAGGTGACGCAGACCGGCGACGGCGGGCTGGTGCGATCGTGGAGGCTGGCCGGGCGCGACTGGGCGAAGGCCATGGTGACCGGCTCGGTGAAGGTCGGGTGCATCTTCTCGTCGTCGCTGATCGTGCCGCAGCAAGACGCAAGCGGTGCGCTCACTGATTCGATGTTCTCGTTGATCTCCGCATTGCCGAAAATCCCGGCAGCGCTGATGTCGGGCGAGGCGCTGTCGCCCGAACTACAGTCCGCACAGGAATTCATGACGCACCCGCGCATCCCGGGCGTCATCGACCAGCAGTTGTGGGACCAGATCGTCGCTGCGACGTTCACGATCGGGCGCAGCCCGTGGATTCCGATCGCGGCGGCGCTGGAGCTAGCGCTCTGGAAGCAGTGGCAAGACCCGGATGGTGTGTCGCTGCTCGAGAAGCTCGGAACCGACTGGCCGCGCTTCGGGAAGTTCGCGTCGCGCGAGGTCGAAGGCGAGGTGTGGCAGCTTCCGCAGTTGATGGAGCAGCGGGAATTGAGCCCGCACCAGATGCTGCAGAGCTACGGGAACCCCGCGTTCAACGAGGTGTTCTACGCCTACCGCGAAGACGACCCGCGGCGTCCGGCCATCGTTTTCCGCGAGCGCCCGTACGCCGGAGACGCGTGGCAGTACCTCGTGGACCATCGAACGCGCGTCACCACCGTCGCGGAGTGCGATCCCAGCAGGTCTGACTCCGAGCGCATCACATACCGCATGCCCAGGTCGGTGATCGCGGGCATGAACGGCGTCGACCAACTGATCGACACGCGCGACGGGCGACTGCCCATGGTCGACATGAGCCAGATCTCGCGACACGGGCTGCGCACCGCCGAGCCCGCCGACGACTACAACATCCCCACCACGAGGGCGGACGCAGACCAACTGGCGTTCTTCATCGACCGTGCGAGGCGCTGGCGCATCTGGACGTTCAACGCTCCGGAGTACCTGACCGGTACGGCGTCGCTGTCGCACGCGAACACTGCGGTGCGCATCGGGACCGCCGTCGAGCTACCCGTCGAAGCGACGTTCCGCAGGTTCGATGGCGTGATCATCGAGGCTCCGACCATCGTCGCGTACGCAGTGGGCGTCGACGAGCAGGTGCGCATCGACCCGCGCGGTGGCGGTGCGACCTCGAGCATGACGATCAGCTTCACGCGCGGGCAGCCGCTCGGCGGACTGCCGGTACCGAACGAGGACACGTGGCTGTGATCCCGAGCCCTGGCGCCCGGCAACGGCGCACCGGAGATGCGAGGCACGGAGCGGATCGCCGCGTGGCCATCGTGCTGGAGTCGTTCGACTCGAACTACTCGGGGCCCAGGTGGTACGACGGACCGACGTGCACGGTGCTGCTCGTCGACGAGCTATCCGAACTGCCGGGCGTGCTCATCCCGCCCAGGCACTCGGGCCCGCGCAACTGCGAGATGGTGCTGCCGGACGACACGACGGGGGAGGTGCTGGCGGCGTACCGGCTGGCCAAGGCGGGCGGCGGAGAGATGCCGAAGCTCGACGAGGCTGGCTGGGGCTCGCGCGTGGTGATCGGGTGGGTCGCGCGCGTGCCCGTCATCGACCAGTACCTGACGCACCCGTCGAGCCCGCGAAACCGCCTGCCGGTCGCGCGGACCGAGGACGCCGCGTCCAAGCCACGATCGATCATGGACCTGATGGCGGAGGCCGCGCGGCAGTGGACTCCGACCGCGTCGATCACGATCCCTGCGGACAAGATCAACGCGCAGGCGGTTCCACCGCCGAGGATTCCCGCTGCGTACGTGCGCGACCGAGTGCTGCGCGACATCTACGTGGGCGCGTGGACGTTCGGGTGGCTGAACGGCGCGGAGCGCGGCTACGTCGACGGCGTCACCGGCTCGACGAGCGAGCAGGAGCAGTACCAGTACGTCAACGCGGAGACGCAGGCGTTTGCAAGCGGCACGCGCGACGGCTACGCGGCAGGGTACGATTACGGAAAAAGCATCGCGGCCGGGCGCGACCCGGTGAGCGACGCGCCCACTGCTCCCGCGCCGCCGCCGGAGCAGATCGAGAGCTACGACGAGGCGTCGGACGTCGACAGCGGACACGCGGTGGCGGCGGTGCCGGACGGGCGTGCGCGGGTGCTCGAGTACGCTGGCGCGCGCGTGCTCATCAAATCGACCGGCGAGGTGGTGATCGACTCGCAGAACCCCGACCAGCCCATTCGCATCCAGGCAGCATCGTCTGCGGGCGTTGTGATTTCGGCGGGGTCGAGTAAGATCCACGTGGTCAACGGCGTGGTGTCGATCGGCGATGGAGACGCGACCGAGCACGCGACGAAGTGGGAGTCGCTGAAGACGTACCTCACGTCGCTCGCGTCGTGGTGCAACACGCAGGTCTATGCATCGACGCCGACGTCGCCGACGCCGCAGCCCACTGACGGGCCGAGCGCTGGCAACACGAAGGTGAACTGATGATTCAGCGCGTCTCGACACACTACGTGGTGGCTCTGCCGACCGCGCTTGATCCGATCACGGTCATGCGCGACCAGTCGCAGCAGGGACGCCGCGTGCAGTCGAACGCGGCGGACTACCAGTCGCTCTACGGCGGCGCGGCCATCGCGACGATCCCGTGGGTGACGTCGGCGCAGTGGCGCCCGCGCATTCCCCTGGTGCACTCGTTCACATACGACGACTCGGTCATCCAGCGCGGAACGAAGGGCATCCGCGCGTGGGACATCGTGCTGAGCGGCAAGGCGAGCCCGCTGCCGTTCCGCAAGTACGCGACCAATGAGACGGTGATCTCGCCGTCGTGGGAGCACCTCGAGCGCCTGCGGCTGCTGCTCGAAACGGCGGTTCGCGACTACGGGTACTGTCACCTCTACGCGCTCGACGAGGGCTGGTCGTGGAAGGTGATGCCCACGGGCGGGCCCGACTACGTGCGCGGGCAGGGGGACAAGCTCGGCGCGCTGTGGACCATCTCGTTCGAGGCGGTGGCGCCGCTCGATCCTCCGGCGGTTCTCAAGATCGAGCCGCTGATTGACGAAGACATCAAGTCGGACCCGCCTGCCGTAGCGGCGAAAGCAGCGGAAAAAACGAAGTTTTCGTTGCTGCGCGCTGCTGCTGCAGCCAGAGCCGCCATGCAGAAAGCGATCGGCGTCGTCACCGGACCGATCCACGCGGCGCTGAACTACGTTGACGGCGTGGTGTCGGAGATCGAGGCGTTCGAAGCGCTGATCGTGAGCGTCGCGCACATGCCGGAGCGCATGGTGACGCGGGCGCTGAGCCTCTACAGCCGCACGCGCAACGCGGTCATTGGCGTCTACCGCGGCACGTACAAGTACGCGCGGGACCGGTGGTTCGGCTTCAAGCGCTTCGACTCTGGAGGCTCGGCGCTGGCGGGAATGGACGAACTCGCGTCGCTGGTGCGCGAGCAGAAGGAAGAGCAGCGTACCGCAGAGTACGAGATGATGCGCTCGGCGCTGTCGGTGCGCATGGCAGCCATGCGCACGGGCAACGCGAAGATCCACTCCATCGGCGCGCGCGACTCGCTGGCGTCTATCGCGGCGTCGACGCTGGGCGATCCGTCGCTGTGGAAGACGCTCGCCGACGAGAACGACCTGCGCTACCCGTTCATCTCCGCCGCGGGCGCACCGGGCACGGTCAAGCCGGGCGACACGATCCGTGTCCCCGACACCGACGCCGGAGCCTCGGCCAGCGTCGCGCACCCGGACGAGAGCGACGATGAGCGCGTGTTCGGGACCGACTTCGCCATGGACTCGGACTACGACATCGCGTTCACTGAGTACGCGGACGGCGCAGACTGGGACCTCGCTGTGGGCGTGCCATGCATCGAGCAGTCGGTTCACGCCCGCATGCGGTGGGAGCGCGGAGAGAACAGGCTGTTCCCGACTCGTGGCGTGGCGCCGCAGATCGGTGCTGCCATGGCGCAGGACAGCGCGGTCACCTTCGCGATTGCGATGGCGACGGAGATGCGCGCGGACGACCGCGTGGCGCGCGTCGAGAACGCCCGCACGGTGGACGCGGGCAACGGGCTGCGGTGGGAAGGGACGGTGGTGCTCGTGAACTCGCAAGGCATCCCGATCGGAGACGCACGATGATCCTCTTCGACACCGACGCCATTCGGCGCAGGCTGTTCGCCGAGATCGTGTCGCGCACGCGCGTGACGGACTTCCGGGCTGGCGGGCAGGCGGTGCAGTTCCTCGAAAGCTGGGTGCAGCGATTCGACGAGGTGTCCGACGCGATTTGGGCACTGCGGGACGCAGCGATGATCGGCTCTGCGCGAAGCGACGACCTCGACGCCATCCTCGCGGACGCACTGCCGGACGGCATGCTGCGATCGACGGGCACGCGCGGAACCGGCGGCGGCGTAGAGTTCGGGCGGCCATCGTCCGACGCGATGCCGGAAATCATCATCCCCGCGGGGTTCCCGGTGCTGCGCTCTGGCGACCGGACGCGCTACGTGACGACCGCGGCTGCGACCATCGCGGAGGACGCGGAGTGGTCGGCGCCGGTGGCGGTCATCGCGGACAGGACCGGCACTGCGGGAAACTGCGGCGTGGGCGACATCGCCACGCTCGGGGCGTCGAAGCAGGGCGTCACGAAGTGCAGGAACACGATCAGCATCACCAACGGTGCGGACTCCGAGGACGACGACTCCGTGCGCGACAGGCTGCGGCGATCGATCCGCGCGGTCGGGAAAGCGGTGCCGAGCGCGCTGGTGCAGGCTGCGCTGGCAGCGTCGGACCCGACGTACGGCGTGGTGCGCTTCGCGTCGCTGGAGGCGGTCGACGAGGCGCTTCCGGGCATCGCGCGGATGTGGATCGACAACGGCAACGGCGACTGCGAAGTCGCGGTGGCGGTGGGCGCGGGCGAAGTGCTGGTGCCCGAGGCGGTCGGAGGCGAGCAGTACTGCTACCTCGCGGGGCGCCCGGTCAAGACCGTGCCGCAGATCCTCGTCGACGACGCGGGCGTGCCGTACACCATCGTGAAGCCGTGGGGGCAGGTGAAGCTCGCGACGGCGCTAGCGGCGGGCGAGGTGTGTACCGCCGGTGCGTACTCGTCGTACGGCGGGCTGGTGGCGGCGGTGCAGCGCGCCATCGACGGCGAGATCGGAAACTCCAACGACTACCCGGGCGTCGCGGCGCACGGGGTGATCGTCTACGTCGGCGCGGCGTCCCGCGTGTCCACGACGCATGGCGACGGGCTCTGCCCGATCAGCGCGAACGTGGTGCGGAAGCCCGGCGCTCCGGCGACGCTGGACGCCGACCTGACGACAGCCATGGTGGCGTTCGTGAACAACCGCGACATCGGCGAGCACTTGTTCCCAGCGTCGGTGGTCAACATCTGCATGTCGAACCCGTGGGTGATCAACGTCACCGACGTGCTGATCGACCAGTCGGCGGGTGCGAAGTACTGCGGACCGAACAACGTGATCAGGACGGTCGACGCCCTGGTCGACTTCTCGTAGCTGGAGGGCGCGATGGCCGACAATCCCAAGATCGTGCAGTGGACGCGGAACCAGCGCGTCGGCAAGGGCGACCTCAACGCGGTGAGCACGCTGCTGAGCGACGCCGACCGCATGCTGGCGCGGATCATCGGCTGCCCGAACTACGACGAAAGCGCGTCGTCGCTGGCGCGTGGATGCGTGCTGCGCACGGCGAACGTCACGTTCGATGCAGTGGCTGGCACCTGCACGATCGGCGCAGGCCTGCGCGTGCTGCTCGCGGCTGAAGTCGGGAGTCCGGGGCCCTACGGCGACGTGGTCGAACTCGAGGCGTCGCAGACCGTGACGGACGGCTGCCCGACCGTTGGGATTCCGTACGTGCTGCTCATGGCGCTGCCTGGAGCGCTTACCGACACGGATCTGGCGTCGCGCGTGGTCTACGACAGCACATCGACGTCGAAGGAGAAGCTGCAGACGCTGGCGACGCGGAAGTCGCGTGGCATGACGATCGTCGCAGTCGACTCGTCGGACACCGCGACCATCGAAGCCAACGAAGCGCTCGGGTACGAGCGCGTGGCTATCCTCGCGTACAATAGCGGGTCGCCCGCGCTGTCGTCGTGGTACACGCTGTTCCCGCGACCGTCGAACCTCGTGCGGTACCCGGACGGCATCCTCGAGAGCGTCATCCAGACGCTGGTTGCGCTGGCGTCGGAAATTGCGATCGTCAAAGGGACGTTGTGGGATTCGAACCTCGTTCACTCCGATGCTGCGCTTGATCTGAACTACCTGCGCGTAGCTGCCATCAAAGCCATCGTCGAGAACGTCACCACCGGCAACGTGGCGCTCGGCGGCAGGGTGACGACGCTTGAGGCGCTGCGACCATGTCGTGCAGCGTGCGTGCTGCGATTCAACGGCGGAACGGACGACCCGGACGTCGACGGCTTCTCGACGACCCCGTTCAACATCTCTGGCGCGGTGCGCGAAAGCGCAGGGCTCTACCTCGTGTCGAAGACGGCCATCACGTCGGGGCAGTTCTACTCGGCGACGTGGCGCGCGATGAACAGCGTCATGCTGAAGTGGTGGCGCGTGCGCGTGCTGTGGGCGTCCTCGTCGACGTTCTACGTCGAGACGCAGGCGCTCACCGATGGAATCTCGGGCGAGTGGGCGGTGGCTGACCCGGACGACGGCGACGCACTGTTCGTCGAGGAGTTCTAGCGCATGCCGACCTACACGATCGACAACGCGGAGCACCCGTGCTCCGTCTTCCGCCGCAACGACGAGCACCAGGACCGCGGCGGCACGCCGATGATGATCGAGATCGTGTGGGGCGATGAAGAGACGAAGCACGCGCTGCAGTACCAAGCTCGGGTGTTCGTGCTGGTGGGAGATCCCGACGACACGCTCGAGAACCTTCGAGACGCGGCGGGCGATCCGATCATGCTCTACAGTGGAGTGCCCGGCGACGGAAACGTGCTCACGCCCGCGTCGCTCGAGCCCGGTCGACCGGACTACATGAGCGTGCTGGTGGGGATGATGCCGCGGCTCTACCCGGCGGTCTACTGGCTCGGCGTGCAGTGGCGCGCGACGCCGGACGCCGCGTGGCCGGTCGACACGGAGTGGACGGTGGTCGACGAACCGCTGTGGGTGCTGCCGCGCGCGCGGCAGCCCGAGGTGTACGAGTTTCGGCGCGACTGGCCGAAGGTGCATGCGGCGGGCCCGCGCTCGCCGGAGATGGACCCGATGGTGGAGGTGTAGGATGGTGCGACCGAGAGGGATGGCGCCTTCGTGGAATGGCTGGGCGGCGGTGTGCGTGGCGGGAGCGCTGGCCGCGCTGCTGGCTTCGTGCGGTCCGTACCTGTGCCAGAACCTCGACTTCGTACTCGACGACGGCGCCGCGCCCAAGTCGACGCGGGTGACGCTGGTGTGCGACGGCACCGCGATTCTGCAGGCAGACGTGGACGTTCTGGCGCTGCCGACGTCGGAGCCCTGCGCGTGCGAGGCTCCGAAGTGAACGCGACCCAGGTGGCGCAGAAGGTCGTCGTCGTGGCGCGTGGGGCAGCGAGCGTCGCTCGCGTGGTGGGCGGTGCGGTGGGTGTCGCGGGCGAGGTGGCCGGTGCGGTCGCGGAGATCCTTGCGCCGACGCTCGTGAAGCGCGTTCGCGCGGCAAGGCTTCGCATCGTGGACCGGCGCAAGCGCACCGCGCGGGCAGAAGCGGGCGGGCCGACGTAGGAGGAGCAGGTGGCGGTCAAGACGGTCAACAGCGGTGGCGGCGCGACGTACACGTCGCTGACGCAGGCGTTCTCTGCTGCCAACCTCGCCAACAGCGACGAGATCCACATCACCGGGGGCTCGTCGTACACCGGCCAAGACCTGTCGCACTGGGCGTCGCACTCTAGCGTCAAGCTTCTGAACTACACCGGCGGCACAGTCACGATCACCACCGCCACCGGCACGTCTGTCTCGGTCGGCGCGAGCGCGCAGATCGGCGACAACAGCGGGCACGGCTTCATGACGTTCGGGCTCGCTGGGAGCCCCGACGCATCCGGCGCGGTGCTCTACGTCGCCATGGGGAAGTCGCTCACGACGTGGGACTGCAGCTACGTCGCGCCGTACCAGAAAGCCGGGTGCCGCATCGAAGGGTACACCAGCGACGGCAGCGTCACCGCGACGCGCTGCACGTTCAAAGGGTACTCCAGCGCACCGAACGGGCCGGGAAGTTCATCGTGCGTCGACCTCGCGGTGAGCGGTGGCAGCACCGGCAAACCGATCATCACCGCCACCGAGTGCGTCTTCGAAGACGTCGGCGGGTCGGCGGGCACCGGCATCAACGCGTCGGGCGGGTCGCGCGCGACTGCCACGATCGATCGGTGCACGTTCAAGAACCTGTCGTGGGGCATCTACATCTACTCCGCTGCCACCATCGACGTGCGCGACAGCGAGTTCTACTCGATGGTCCATTGGGCTGTTCAGCACGCGGACTCGGGGAACCCCACGGTCCGGATCTACGCGTGCACCATGGACTGCTCGGGCGACGGGTGCTACGGGCAGAACGTCGGCGTCAGCAAGAGCGGCGTGGACGTGCGCGGCAACTGGTTCTCGACCATGCGCGTGCAGCAGGGCGCGGGCAACTGGGACTACAACGGGTACGGAACGCTGGCGGACGGAACACCTGGAGCGCACGACTACGATACCGCTGCAGACCCGGGGTTCACGAACAAGGCGGGACACGACTACTCGCTGACGTGGACCAGCGAGTTGATCAACAAGTGCGGCGCGTGGACGTCGGCGACCGGCGCGGACCGCGCTGGCAACGGCCGAGTGCGCGGTTCGTCTCAGGACGGTGGAGCGTTCGAGTACCAGTACACCGACTGCACGTTGAACAGCTACGAGTGGGTCAACGCCACCACGCTCGACGTCACGCTGATCAGCACCGGCGGAACGAACTACCCGAACCAGACCAGCGCGCAGGAGCCGACCAACTGGCCGATCGACTTCCCGACCGATCCCACGATCCAGGTGTCGTCCGCCACGCGCGTCGGCGGTGCGGGGTCGCTCACGTACCGGCTTGTGTTCAACAAGGCGTTCCCCGGGCTGGCGCACTTCAACATCGACACCGACGCGCTGATCCTCACCGACCCGCTCGGCGGCTACGTAACCCCGCCTCCACTGGCGGTGGTTGCGCTTGCGGCGGACTGCGGGATCGGCGACATCAACCAGATCGACTACAAGACGTTCCGCGTGACGTTCGTGGCTTCCGGTGGCGGTGGCGCGATGCCCGACGAGACGTCGGCGACAGACCCGGACAACTGGTCGGGCGACGTCGAAGGCGATCCGGTGACGATCGTCTCGGTGACGCGGTTCGGTGACTTCAACTACGACGTGACGCTCGCGGAGCACCCCGCCGGTGCGCAGACGCTGACGCTCGACTCGTCGCTGGTCGAGACGGACCAGGGTGGGCACTGCGACGACCCTGGCACCGGCGCAGTGGAGACCGAAGCGTACGACTGCGGGTTCTCGTTGGCGACGAGGCTCTCGTCGCGCGTGGCCAGGGTGACGTTCGCGCCGGAGGCAGGCGTGGGCGCTCCGGTGCCAGCACCTGCGGACGCGACGGACGCTGCGAAGTGGACGACGGGCTCGGTGACCGGTGGCGCCGGACGCCCCATCTTCGCGGACCGACCGCCGGAAGAAGTCGACGGTGGCGACGGGCTCGTCTACGACGTGCACCTTTCGCGGGTGTGGATGGCGGGCGAGAAGCTGTCGTTTGATGTGAGCGCCATCGGGACCGACACCGGCGGCACGTGCGGCGCACCTCCGACCGGGACCGCGCTGGCCACTCCACCGTCCGACGTTCCGCCTCCGGAGGGCATGCTTGCAGCGACGACCGCCGCGATCGGGAACTGCCTCGCTGAGATGGCCGGACGCCCGACGACGCGGCTACGCACGGCGCTGGCACTCAGCGAGACGACCGAGGTCGAGGTCGAGTCGACGCTCAACTTCCCCGACGTCGGGACCATCATCGTCGCGGGCGAGCGCATCGCGTACCTGACGCGCACGCCGACGACGTTCCGCGACCTGACGCGCGACCCGGAGCGCGCGGCGCTGTACGCACCGTCGATGGAAGCCCGCGCAATCGGAGCGCCGGTGGTCTGCATGACGCCGCGCTGGTCGGTGCTCGAGAGCGCGCTGTCCGACGTGCACATCTCGACGGCCATCGGCGACGCGGTGGAAGCGGTCGCTGGCGATCGTGGCTTCGCGCGCCCGCTGGTGGAGATGGCGCTTGAGGACGTCCGCGAGTACGCCATGGCGCAGTACTACCTCGACCGGTCGGTGCTGCCCGCGATCTTCCGCGTGCTGCGCCCGATGTTCCGGTGGGCGGAGACGCCGTCGACGGGCTCGGTGGTGGTCGACGGCGACGGCGCGTGGCTGGTGATGGCGGGCTGGGACGTCGCGGAGTCGATGCTCGATCGGTGGGTTGAAGTTGACGAACGCATCTGCAGGATCAAGACCGTGCGCCAGAACGGCGACGACGTCGAAGCGCTGCTCGACGCGGTCGGAGGAGCGCTGCACCAAGGTCATGGGTTCACCGAGGCGTCAGCGTCGGTCGAGTGGTCGCTGGTGCCATTCCGCGTGACGCTGGCTCGCGGTGGTCACGCAGTGGACGACACGGGCGCGGAGGGTGCGCAGGAAGCTGCCGCGAGCATCGACGTGACGATCTACGCCACCGACCCGGACGTGCCGTTCACGTACCTGCTCGACGACGACGAACTGACGCCGGACGACCGACCGCTCGCTGGCAAGCTGCTCGACGACGAAGACCCCGGCATGGAGACAGACGAGGGATCACCGAACTTCGGCGAACTGATCGCACCGCTCTACATGCTGGACCCGTTCGCAGACGAGACGAATGACGTGCTGTTCGACGTGGTCGCCGCTGGCGTCTACGTGCGAGTCAGCGCACTGCCGGGTGACAACCCGCCGTAGCGGTCTTGTGCGCGGCGGTGGCGTTTGGTACTATCGGACCGACACGGAGGATCATATGAGCAGCACCGCGTGGCGTGAGAAGAATCTCCTGAACGCTGGCAACCAGTACACGACCGCTGCGCTGCGCGGCGCGCTGGAAGCGATCCGCGCAGGCCAGAGCGTCGATGCCGCGCTGCAGATCGCGATCGACTCACTGCAGGCGGCGCTGCATCCTCCTGTCGACGACATCTCCGGACTCACCGCGCTGACCACGCTTGGAGACGAAGCGGACTTGCGCGACGGCGAGACGGTGCTCGTGCAGATCGGCGTCGCAGACAAGCCGCAGGAGTGGATGTACGACGCGGAATCGGAGGCGGAGCCCGACGATGCGACGGTGCTGATGCCCGACGATCACGACCCCGAGACGCCCGAGGCTGGACGGCTACTGATCGTCGGCGGCGGGGGATCTGGTGGAGTCACGCTCGACGACGTGCACGCCGACCAGGACGCGAAGGGCGTGAACGGCTACCGCAAGGTGCTGGGGTTCGTCTCCAACGAGGCGGCACTGTCCGAAGATCCATCCCTGGACGACGCCTACATCGCCAACGACAGCCACCGCGTCTACTACTGCGTAGCCGAAGCGGTCAACGAGACTCCCGCCGAGTGGAACTACCTCACGGCAGGCACGCAGGCGTTCGTGGTGCGCGACACGGTGGCGGGCAAGACCTACGCCTTCATCCTCGGCGTGTGGCGCGAGATCCCGCACACCATCGGCGACTCGCTGTACTTCCGCGTGGCCGACGAGGCGTTCAGCGGCGCGTGGAACGAGTCTGGAAAGGACACCACGAAGTCGTACCTGTCGCTCGACAACAGCGTGATCTGGTACTACAACGTCGACCAGTGGACGTTGGCGGATTCCGCCGACTGGGCGTTCTGCTACGTCAAGAACACGATGGTCTACGTGTCGGGTGGCGCCGGACACCCCGCCATGACGGTCATCGACGCACTGCTGAAGAATCAGGTCACGTACCAGATCACCTTCGCCGGTGTCGACGCGAGCGGGGAGTCCGATGTCGAGTCCCCGGTACAGCAGCAGGACCAGGACTTCGCGCCCGCGCAGTACGACGAGATCATCAGCGTCGTCGGGCAGGACACCGTCCTGAAAACCATCACGGTCCCGACGTTCGGCTCCGAGAGCGGGGCGCTGGCGAAGGCCCTGGTATCGACCGGCGACCCGGCCTCGGTGAAGGTGGTGTTCCGGCACGGGGACGAAAACGACTTCTCCGACTACATCTTCACGGCGACGGTTCTGCGAACGTAAGCGCTATGTAGAGGAGTGAACCATGGCACCTCGACTTCCGACCGCGTACGAAGAGGAGAACCTGATCCGCACGGGGAACGGGTTCACCGACGACGTCATCCGCGCGATCCTGTACCGACTCCGGTCGGTCGCTCCGAAGTGGCACACCGGCAGTGGTGCGCCGTCGTCGGAACTCGGAGAGGATGGCGACCTGTACCTGCGCACGACCAACGGCGCGGTGTACGGGCCCAAGGCCGATGGCGCGTGGGGTCTGCCCGCGTGCAACATCACCGGGCCCAAGGGCTTGACGGGCGCGGACGGCAGCACGGTCGTCGGGCAGATCCGGTTCTCCGGCGCGGACGCCAGCGAAGATCCGTTCAACGTCGGCTTCACGCTGATCGCTCCGGACGATGCGGTCCCCGCGATCGGCGACAAGCTCGTCTGGCTGCAGGCGTTCGGAGCGGACCTGCCGGTGGCGGGTACCGACGTGGCCACGGCGCTCGTCGACGACGACGGAGATCCGAAAGTGCAGTGGCTGGCGGGCAACACCTCTGGCAACGTGTACGTCGGGCTGCTGATGCGTCCGGCGGTGTAACCGCGCTCACCCGCCCGCACCGAGCGGGCGTTGTGCTCTGAGCGGAGTGGAGCATGATGCTGCTTCGGCGCTTGTCGTGGCCAGTTCGAATCTTCACCGGTGTGGTCGTTTTGGCGGTGCTGCTCCTGTGCGGAGCGCTGCTGGCGCAGGGTGCTGAAGCGGTTGATGCGGCGAACCATTGGTCTGCGCTCAACGCCATCGTCAACGTTGCCAGTCTCGTCGGCGGAGTGATCACTGCTGCTGTCGCGTGGGTCGTCCGGTCGATCAACGCTCGGCTGAAGCGCATGGCGGACTGTCTCGACGCGTTCGTCGAGTGGCAACGCGAACAGTCGGAAGCGACCCGGACAAACCTCCAACTACTGGCGACGAAGCAAAACGGGCACGAGGTGGCGTGCGTCGTCGCGCACGGGCCGATGCCTGGACGCCCGGCGGTGCCCGAGGTGCCGTCGTTCGAGTGGCCGTCTCCTCCGCAGCGAAGATCGACCGACCGAAAGACGTTCTAGGAGGCCTCATGCAGATCAAGACCATCGCGCAGATCGTCGCGCTCGTGTTGTACTTCGCGGCGTGGCTGGCCAAGAAGTCGCTGGGGTGGGAGATCCCGCCTTCGGTGCTCGTGGCGGTGGGCGGGCTGCTCACAACGCTGGTGATGCACTCGCAGCCAGTCAGCGGGACGTGGGGCCTGCGCGTCACGAAGCTGCTGGGCGTCGTGTTCGCGGTGGTGGCGGTGGCGTTCTCAGTGGCGCCGACCGAAACTGCCAGCGCGCTGAAGCTTTCGAATGACATCGTCTCCGTCGTGCCCGCGATCGACATCGCCGTTCCGCCTGCGTCGCTCCCCACGCAGGAACCCGTGGCAGAACCCCCGGCAGCCGACACCACCCCCTCGGATGCCGGGGGCGCCACGGATTCGTTCGACCTCGACCAGTAGCCGCTCGCAATACAAGTTGACAACCAGCGCGATCCGCGCGAAGCTTTGCTCTGGCGGCACCCACGCCGCCGAAAGGAGCAGGCTATGCATGCGATCCAGTGGGCTCTGATCCCGATCGAAGACCGCGTGATGGTCAAGCGGCCGTTCTGCGGCGTGGAGCAGGCGCGCCGCTACCGCCAGCACGACGGGACGCCGCTCGAGCAGATCGTGAGCGAGGAGCGCGCGGATGAGCTTCGCCGGACGTTCCCGGGCTGCGGTCGCCGCGCGGGGCGGTACGTCGGCGTCACGCTCGAGACGGGCTTCGCGATGGTGCACGAGAGCGAGGTGGTCGGCGAGGGCGTGGTCGACGTGCCCGACGATCTGCCTGAGCGTCGGAAGATGGAGACGCCGGACGGCGCGGTGCTGGTGAAGCCCAAGAAGGTGCGCGCCAAGCGAGCGCCGCAGGAAACGGCGTCGCTCAGTACGCCGGACGACTACGCCATAGGGTACGGCGATCCGAACGATTGTGGGGCATCCTCGCGCGTCAATGCGATGCCGCTGCGGCTCGACTCGACGCCGCACGACGAGCCGCAGCCGTTTTACGAGGCGTACGAGCGCGTGCAGCCGGTCCCGGTCCATCACGCGTGCCGGTGCGCGGTCGAACCCACGGCGCGCGACCCGCGGCTCCCGGTGGCTGGCACTCCGATCCGCCGCGAGTTCCACGGGGCGATCGTCGAGGTCATCGAGCAGCCGGACGGGCAGTTCGCGTGCGGGATCGTCGGGGACGACAACAGCGTCGGGCTCTACTCGTCGCTGTCGCGCGCGGCCTCGGCCGTTGCTGGCAGCAGCCAGAACGGGTTCGTGTGGTTCAAGCTGGGCAAGAAGGAGTAGCAGATGGACTGGTTCACGATCGCGCTCTTGGTGCTGGTCCTTGCGCTCGGGATCGCGCTGACGGTCGTGCGGACGATGGCAGCGCGGCGGGAGTTCGATCTGGAGACGAAGCTCGACGCGGTCCAAGCCGGTAGGAATTCCGCGCACGCGATGCTCGACGCTGCTTACGCAAAGGTCCGATCGCTCGAGGCGGATCTTGATGCCGAGCGCGACCGGTGCCGCATGCTGGAGACGGGCATCCGAAACGCGACCGCGGCGGCCAAGAAGGAGCGCGAGGCTCGAGACGCGGCCCAGCTTCTCGCTGCGAAGCGAGCGGAGGAGAACGCGAACCTTCGGCGGCAGATCCGGCACGAGGCTGCCACGACAGCGCACGGGGTGTGATGATGGCGATGCGCGACTATCTGGAGCGTCCTGCGGTGTTCGACGAGCACTGCGACGGACCGAAGTGCACCGGCGCGCGCTGTCCGGCGTACGTGGCCGCGACCTGTTCCACGCTGTTTCCGTCATCGGTCCATCATGGACGGGGCAGATGCGACGAGCCCGGCTGCATTGCGCTGACGGTGGCGGCGGGAGAAACGTGCACGCCGGAAGCGATTCGGCGCTGCTTCGGGAGGCCACGACCATGAACGACGGCATGGGCTGGAGCGGCGACGTGAACCAGATGCTCTACGCGCTCGACACGTTCGGCTGCGACCGGGATGCGGACGGGAAGCGTCTCGTGGCGGGGACGATCGTGCTGTTCCTCGGCGTCGGGCCCGACGTGGTTGTTGGCGCGGACGCTGTCTACTTCCGCAACGGCAAGCCGTGTTCGATCGCAGCGGCGATGCGATCGACGTCCTACGGGCATGCCGCGACGGTGATCTGAGCGGCCACTGTGGCGGCGCCGGTCGATTGACAAAAATAGTTGGCGAAAAGAGTTGAAGCGACCGCGCGCCGGGCGTACTGTCCAGTCACGAGGCGCGGATGACCCGCAGCCGGAGGAACGGATGGCACGGAAGACGCTGATCGATAGCGACCTGATCGAGTTGCTCGAGAGCGCGGCTCTCACGAACGGGAAGAGCGCCGCGAGGCGCGGCGACGTCGACGCGCAGTCGTGGTGGCACATGTGCGCTGGGCACCTCGGCGACGCGGTCCAGAGCGCGGACTCGATCGGGTTCGCGGGCATTGCCCGTCGCGCGATCGGGCTGGCGCGCTACTGCGCGGAGACCGCGATGCTGTACGAGGAGTGCACGATGGAGATGAAGATCAGCCGCCGCCGCGCGGCGTGAAAGGAGCACGACCATGACGAACGCCCGAGACAAGATCGTCGCCGCGGAGACGGCGCTGAGCCAGCGCTTCTTCGAGCGCGAGAACCTGATCCGCGGGCTGATGATCGGGCTGATCTACCCGCGCGGCGGGAACCTGCTGGTCATCGGGCCGCCCGGCAGCGCCAAGACAGCCATCGCCAAGGCGCTCTGCCGCGGCATCGACGGCGCCGAGTTCTTCACCCGGCTGGTCAAGAAGGACGCGCCCCCCGGCGACTACTTCGGCAAGACGAACCCCGCCGCGCTCACGCAGGGGCGCTGGGAACTCGAACTGACCGGCTCGGTGCAGAACGCCAATGTCGCGCTGCTCGACGAGGTGTACAAGGGCTCGGCCACCGTGCTCAATCGCGTCCTCGACCTGATGGAAGAGCGCGTGATGGACCACGACGGTCGGGTGTTCGACCTGCGCGGCAAGCTCCGGCTGATCATCGGCTGCTCGAACGAACTCCCGGCTGACCCGGACGTGCTGCGCGCGTTCGACGACCGATGGCACTGGCGCGTGGTCGCGGACTACCTCGAGCAGAAGGACAACTTCCTCGCGATGCTGCGCGGCGCGGTCGGGAGCGCGGCGTCGGTGTACGACCAGCAGGCGCTGCTGACGCTCAACGACCTCGCCATCGCGGAGCACGAGGCCTCGGCGACGACGGTGGGCGAGGAGATCCTCGACCTCGACTGGGAGATCCGCAACGAACTGCTCGGGAAGGGCATGCGACCGAGCGACCGTAAGCTGGCGAGGCTGCCCGAGGTGGCGAAGGTGTACGCGTACCTCGACGGGTCGACGACGGTGGAGCCCGAGCACATCGCGGCGTGCGCGGAGTGCATGCTCTGGCTGGAGCCGAAGCAGATCCCGATGATCCGCGAGGTGGTGGGGCGGCTGGCGGACCCGGTGGGCACGAAGGCGCTGGAGATCCTGGACGCGGCGAAGGCGGCGCTCAGCGAGTACCACACGGCGTTCGGAACGGCGGTGGACCGCAAGGGCAAGATGGCGCTGGGCGGCGAGTGCAACGCGGCGCTGATCCGCGCGCGGAAGGAACTGGCGCTGCTCAGCGGCACCGCCAGCGTGACGTCGCAGCGCAAGGTGCAGGCGGCGGCGGCGGAGATCGAGAACTACTACGTCGACGTGGTCACCGCGACGCGGACGCTCTACGGGAACAAGACCTACCGCGACGAAGTCTTGCGCGATATGCACGAGGCGATGGTCAAGACGGACGCGTGAGACCGGCCACGGGAGCGGGCCACGAGAATCCTTCCATACTGCTCACAAAAAGAGTTGCCAAACGGACGCAGCGCGAGTAACGTCCAGCACTGAGGCGCGGATGACCCGCAGCCGGAGGAGACGACGATGGCCAGCACGATGAGCAAGACGGACTTGGTGGCGAAGGCGAATGCGCTGGTCGCCAACCGCAACGACTGGCACTGCAACCGCATCAGCTACTACACGTTCAAGGATCGGTCTGATGACCTGTGGCTTGGCATCGACGAGCCCACTAAGAAGCGAATCCAGCGTGAGATCGCCTGCATCGACGCTGCGAGTCGGAATGCATGCGCCACTGGCACCACGAAGGGAGCGTAGCGATGGACCGCATCCCCGACCACATCAAGCCGATGATCAAGCGCCACAGCTTCGCGGAGTTCCGCGACCTGTCGCTCGCGCGCCACTACGCCGCGTCCTGCACCAAGTCCCACTGGGTGGTGCTGGGCGATATCGACGACGACGGCGAGAACGGGCGCTACTGGGTGGTCCTGCCCGCGGACGCCGCGCGGCTCGAGCGCGCTGGCTACCAGATCGACTGAGGAGGTTCCATGCGCGCTCCGACGCCGCTCTACGATCGCATCTCCAATCCCGACCTCGTCTACAAGACCGGCGCGTGGGACCGCTACCAGTGGCGCTCGGTCAGCAGCGCGCTCCCCGACGCCGCCCAGGTTCTGGCGACCGGCACCGCGCGGACGGAGGACTTCGACGCGTTCCCGCGCGAGGCGTTCGCTCGGCTCTACAGCGAGGCGGCGCGGCTCGACGAGCCCGGCGCTGGCGCGGAGTGGGCCACGCGCATGCACGACGCGATGGACGCCCTGCCGGAGTGGCAGCGCATGCGGGACACGGTGCGCGGCGACGCGTTCCTCGCGGGCGTCGCGGCGGTGTCGATGGCGGAGCACCTGCTCGGAGACCTGCCGACGCCCGCGCAGCAGGCGCCCAGCTTCGCGCGGGCGCGATCAGTCGCTCGCGCGGCGGCACGGATGGGGTGTGGCGAGCAGGAAGCGCAGGAATGCCTCGCGCGCGCCGAAAACGAGGCCTCCGCGCTGGAGATGCCGGAGCAGGAGACGCGCATCGCGGTCCGCGCGGCGATCGAGAGCGCGGCAAAGGCGGTCGAGGAAGCGGCGAAGGCCCAGGCGGTGTTCGGGCTCGGAGCGGGCTCCGGCGCGGGCAGCGACGGCACCGGCTCGCCGATGCTGCAGAAGGCCCGGCTGCGCGACGCGATGAAGCGCTCGGACAAGGTCCGCAAGATCGCAGACCTCGCTGGCAAGATGGTGTCGATCGCGGCGCAGAAGCGCGCCAGCCGCGTGCGCCCGCAGCGCGAGGAGATCGTCGACGTGGTGTGCGGCGACGACATCGACCGCGCGCTCCCCGGACAGTTGGCGCTGCTGGCCACGGACGCCGGACGCGCGGAGTTCGCGCGCCTGCTCTGCGGAGGAGAACTCCAGTGCTACGAGTACGACGCCAGCGAGCCGAAGGGACGCGGGCCCATGGTGCTGTGCGTCGACAACAGCGGTTCGATGAGCGGCTTCCCCGAGTGCTGGTCGAAGGCGCTGGCGTTCGGGCTGGCTGAGATCGCCGCCAAGGACAAGCGCGACGTGGTGATGGTGCACTTCGACGGGCGGGTGCAGCGGGTCGCGCGCTGGACGCGCGGCGCGATCGACGCGGCCACCGCGCTCGATATGATCGAGTTCTTCAGCGGCGGCGGGACGGAGTTCGAGCCACCGCTGCGTGAGGCCGTCAGCCAGATCGCTGGCGGGCTCGACGGTGCGGACGTGGTGTTCATCACGGACGGCTACGGACGGGTGAGCGCGGGCTTCGAAGCCGAGTGGGCGGCGGTGCGGAAGAGCCAGAAGGTCGTCGGGTACGGCATCCTCATCGGCTACGACCACTGCGACGATACGATGCGCCGCCTGTTCGATCGGACGTGGGCGGTCGACGAGCGAAAGCTCGACGGCATGGAGGACGGGCTGCTGGAGGAGATCGCTGCACGGTCGGCGTAGAAGCCGCTGTGGTGGCCAGCGTGCACGTCTATGAAAAATGGTTGTCGAAAAGAGTTGCCAGCGCGGAACGAGTCGCGTAACGTCCACGATGCCAGCGACGCCCACGGTTGAGGCGCCGCGCCAACGGTCCGACAGGAGGTGCTTCATGGCCAGCAAGATCACGGTCGCGGGTCGCGAGAACACGTTCAAGCTGCCCACCGCGGGGCAGCACATCGGCGACATCGTCGCGTGGAACCTCCGCAAGGTGGTGGTCGACGAGCGCACGCTGAAGTCGCTCGCCGACGCCAACGGCGTGTCGCACGACGCGCTGCCCAAGATGCCCAGCCACGCGCTGACCTTCAGCCGCGTGGCCAAGCGCCCCACCATCGCGCCGAAGGGCGTGCTGGTGCGCGCGATCCACGGCACCGAGGGCAACGTCAGCGCGTTCGCGATCGTCGAGGAGACCTACGACGGCGCCGGGCGCAGGGTGGGCCACCAGCAGATCGCGACGATCGAGTACGACACGAAGTCCGACGCGATCAGCATCGACGCCAGCGGGTCCAGCAAGGGCGCGGAGGTCGCGCAGGCCATCCGCGAGGTGTACGGCGCGGAGACGGACAAGTGCACCACGCTCGACGTCAGCCAGTGGCTGGCGGACACGCTGAAGGGCGCGTGCCGGGGCTTCGTGATGCGCGAGAACGGCGGGCTCTACTGGGTCACCGCCGAGCACGCGGAGGAACTGCGCGCGCTCAAGAAGCTGGTCGAAGGCCTGACGACGAACCAGGGGCGCGCCGAGTTCAACCTGATCCCGGTGCACGACTCCGACGAGGCGCTCGAGGCCGCGCAGCGCGCCGCCCGCGACGCGCTGACGGAGGAGATCCGCGCGCTGGCGGAGGAGATCGACGGCTTCAACGACCGCACGCAGAAGCGCACGCTCGAGGACCGCATCGAGGCGGCGGACGAACTGGCCGCGCGCGCGGACCTGTACCACAGCACGCTCAAGATGATGGCCGACGACCTGCTGGGCCAGATCGGCGGCATGCGCGACAACATCGACCGCATGCTGAGCGGGCGCCCGCTCAAGCCGGTGCGCGAGCACCGCGGGCGCGACACCCGCCTGCCGCCGAAGGGCACGGTGCTCACCGCGAAGTACAAGGGCCACGCGATCGAGGCGGTCGAGGCCGACGACGGCACGTTCACCTGCACGGTCGACGGGCAGCAGGCGATGGACGGCGACGCGCCCTTCAAGTTCCGCACGCTGAGCGGCGTCGGGCAGTGGGCGGTCGGGCACGCGGTCAACGGCTACCTGCTGTTCGGGCTCGGATCGGACGAGCCCGTCGCGACGCCCGCGCCGGAGCCCACGATCGAGACGACGGAGACGGAGCCCGGCCACCTCGAGACGACGGTCGAGTTCCAGCCCGCGCAGGTTCCCGCGAACGACCCGGCGCCCGACGCGCAGACGGTGCCCACGGTCGCCACGCCGATGACGGACTTCGGGCGCTCGATCCTGATGGTGATCGGCGACAACGACGGCAGCGCGACCGCCAAGACGATCGCGACGACGCTCGGCAAGAGCACGGTCAACGTGCTCAACAGCGCCAAGAAGCTGGTGGCGAGCGGGCTGGTCAGCGTCTCCGGCGCGTCGGACGACGCGGTCCTGGCGCTGCTGCCCACCGGCTGGACCGAGTTCAACACCAGCAACTAGAACGGCCGCGAGCGGGGATGGTCCTCGCAGCCCCAGCGCTACCGGTAACCGTGACGGTGGCGCTGGGGCTTCGCGGCTTCAGGAGTACGCGATGACCATGGTCTGCACCGTCGATCGCGGGCGCCTGCTGGTGCGCTACGACACAGAGAGCGAGCGTGGAGCACTGCGGACGGTGCTGGGCGCTGCGCTGGACCACGAGGCGGGCGGCTACCGCGTCCCGCGCGACCGGCGCGTGTTCGCAGCGCTCGAGCGCATCGGCGTGAGCGTCGACGGTCGCGCGGGCGATGCCGCTGGCGCGGTGGTGCTCGAGGAGACGCCGCAGGACGCCGCGCGACGCCTGCGCGCGGTGGCCACTGTGCGCTCTGCGCCGCTCGAGTGGACTCCGCCGGACGGACTCGCGCTCTACCCGTACCAGGAGGAGGGCGCGGCGTCGATCGCTGCGCACCGCCGCCTGCTACTGGCTGACGCGCCGGGTGTCGGGAAGACCATCCAGGTGCTGGCGTGGCTGGCGACGAACGCCGACGTGCGTCCCGTGCTGGTGCTGTGCCCGAGCAGCGTGCGACTGAACTGGTGCCGCGAGGCTGCGCGCTGGATACCGTGCGCGGTCGTGGCGACGTGGCGATCCGCTGCGGAAGCTCCCGCGCGCGTGGACGCCAGCGCGATCACCGTGTTGAGCTACGACCTCGCGGTTCGGTGCGAGACGCTGCTCAAGCGCCAGCGCTGGGCTGCCGTCGTCTACGACGAGGCACACCGCATCTCGAACACCGAGACGAAGCGCGGGAAGCTGGCCATCTCGCTGGCCAAGACCGCATCGCACGTGGTGGCGCTGACGGGGACGCCCGTGGTCAACCGGCCAGCGGAGCTATACCCCGTGCTGCGCGTGGTGGCGCCGGACGTGTTCCGGTCGTCGTGGGACTTCCGGCTGCTCTACTGCGGGATGGAGCAGCGTCGCATCTTCGCTGGCGGACAGCCTCGCTACGTGTGGCAGGCGAAAGGGCTGGCCCGTGCGGATGAACTCCGCGAGTTGCTCTCGTGCTGCATGCTTCGCAGGACGAAGGACGAGGTACTGGCACAGCTTCCGTCGAAGCGTCGCGTGGTGGTCGACGTCGAGATCGATCGCGAGGCCTACGACAGAGCAGAGGACGGGTGCTTCGCGCGCGCGGACGCCGCGCCGTCCGGTGCTGCAGCGCTGGAACGCACGGGGCGTCTCCGGCGCGAGATCGGACGAGCGAAGGCGGCGGCGGCGGCGGAGTGGATCGACGACTTCTGCGCGTCGGGGGAGTCGCTGGTGGTGTTCGCGCACCACCGCGAGGTGATCGAAGCGCTGACGAGCGCAATCGGTGTGTCGTGGGTCAGCATCACCGGCGAGACGGCGTCTGGCGATCGACTGCAGCGCGTGGATGCGTTCCAGCGTCGCGACGCCCAGGTCATGGTTGCCAGCCTGCGCGCGGCTGGCGAGGGCATCACGCTTACACGGGCCAGCGACGTTCTGTTCGTGGAGCGCGACTGGACGGCCGCAGCGGAAGAGCAGGCAGAGGATCGCTGCCACCGCATCGGGCAGGAGCGACCGGTCACCGCGTGGTACCTGCGAGCGGCGGGCACCATCGACGACGAGATCGCGGCGCTGGTGGAGCAGAAGCGCGCATTCGCAGGCCGCATGCTGGACGGAGCGCCAGACGAGCAACTGACGCTGCAATCCGACGCGGACGTGGTGTGCAAGTTGATAACGGAGCGGCGTTGTCGGTCGCGTTTGACAACCACGGTTGATGCGCGGTAGGATCGCGCGTGGATGGAGAGGAGACGCCATGAGCATCGCAAGACGGTTCAAAGGAGACGTGCTGCGCAGCCTGATCGAGGAGGCGAACTACCGGACGTACCACGAGTTCGCGGTCGAGATGATCCAGCGCGGGTACCTGCGCTGCTCGGGCTCGCACGTCGGAGCGTGGATCGGCGGCAAGCGCCCGCAGGAGGACACGCTGCGGATGATCTGTGCGGCGCTGACGGAGCGGCTCGGCCGCCGCGTGAGCGCGGACGAGATGCTGCACCCGATCGAGGAGTAGCGGCGAGCCGCTAGCGCATGGGCGTGCGCTGGCGGCGGGTGCGGTTCCAGATCGCAACAGGGAGGAGCACATGAACGGCGGAGAGGCTCGCGCGTTCGACGCCAACCAGATGGCGGCGTACCTGGAGTTCGTCAACGAGATCAGCAAGACGGCCATCATCGTGGGCAACGTGATGGTCCCGAGCATCCCGGCGGGGCACCGCGTGATGCTGGCCACGCTCAAGATCGACGAGCGCGACCTGTTCCCCACGCAGTGGTTCCCCGACGACCGCGCGCAGGAGTACGCGGCGAAGGCCATTTGGGGCTGGAGCGCCACGGTCCTCGACCAGATCGCCCGCGCCGCGGGCGTGCGGTGGGACGTGGACCGCTGCAGGCGGCTCGACGACGGCAGCGACGACAACCGATTCGAGTACCGCGTCGAGGGCGAGTGGATGGACCTCGGCGGACGCAAGGTCGCGCTGGTGGGCACGTACGAGATCGACTTCTTCGAGTACCGCGCGGAGGAGCGCCAGAAGAAGCTGGACCAGTGGGACAAGGCGGTCAACCACGAGAATCCTAGCTGGCGCCGCCCGCCCAAGGACGCGCTGCCGGGCGAGTCGCGCGAGGTCTACGCGGACCGCAAGGCCGACGCGGCGGAGCGCGCGCTCCGCAAGATGAAGCTCCGGCGCGGCGAGACGGGCGCGCGCAACCGCGCCATCGCCAAGGCGTTCGGGCTGCGTCGCGGCGGGTGGGTCAAAACCGAGGTGCTGGCCAAGGTGCTGCTGGTCGCGCGGCTGGAGCCGATCATCGACTTCGACCGCAACCCGGAACTGGCTCGCGCGCTGGCGCTCGACACGCTGGGCATCCTGGGCACGCTGGCCAAGACAGGGCAAGGCGACACGCTGCGGGCGCTGATCATGGGAACGCCGGACACGCCGCGCCGGACGACGACGGCGCTGCCCGCTGCGCCGCAGCCGCAGGTCGTTCAGTTGCCGCCGCCCGAGCGCCTCGAAGATGTCGACGACGCGGACGACACGATCGACCACGACGTCGCGGAGGCGGAGGGCGATGGAGCGGTTGCGCCCGAGGATGTCGTCGTCGAGCACGGGACGCAGACGGTGGCGGACAAGCAGCAGCCGATCGCGCAGCCGGTGGTGCGCGAGAAGGAGCCCGTCGCGCAGCCCGAGCCCGCGCAGGGGTCGCTGCTGCAGCCCGAGCCCGCGGCCAAGCGTGCTCCCGCCCGCAAGCCCGACTCTCCCGCTGCGAAGCCCGCCGCCACCTCGTCGCAGACGCCGCCGGACGTCGACACGTTCCGCGCCATCCCGCTGCACGAGAAGAAGGCATGGGTCTGCGACATGATCGATCGCAAGAAGCCGTACCCGGCGGACCGCATCGCGAAGTCGGACGTCGAGTCGCTGACGAGCACGGTGCTCGACGACCTGTACGGAGCGCTGATCCTGCGCGCGGACCGGAAGTAGGTGGTTGCCATGATCGCCAAGTTCCTGCACCTCGCGGACCTGCACATCAACGCGCAGGCCACGCTGGCCGGGCAAGTGCGCGTCGGACCCAACGGCATCAACCTCCGCACCGCGGACCTGCTGCGCGCGATCGGCGCGGTGGCTGCGGAGGCGTCTCGCGACGGCGACCTGTTCGGCGCCGTCATCGCGGGAGACCTGTACGACCACGACCGCCCGACGCCGCTCGAGGAGGAGATCGCGGCGACGATCATCGAGACGCTCAGCGGCGCGTGCGCGGGCTGCAGTACGAAGGTGCTGGTGATCGATGGCAACCACGACATCCCGCGCGGGACGGGCCCGAGCGCACCGACGTCGCTGAACTGGCACCCGCTGGCGATGATGATTCACGATCCGGAGGTGGTCTGCTACTACGGGCTGCGGATCGGGTGTCTGCCGTACCCGCGCATCGGCGGCAACGCGGAGTTGCTGCGCGCGGGCGCGGTCGATGCGATTGCCGCGGGGCTGCGAGCGGGCGGCGCGGATGTGCTTGTCGCGCATGCGAACACAGGGCAGGCGGTGGCGGGCAAGCAGCCCCGCCCACTGGACGACGCGGTCACGCTCTCGCACGCTGTCCTGGCGCAGTTCCCGTGCGTGATGCTCGGGCATATCCACCGCCCGCAGGAGTGGGGCCCGGTCGCGTACTGCGGATCGCCGATGGTCGAGGACTGGGGCGAAGCAAACGACGGTACGGTGCGCGGCGCGGCGCTGTGGACGCTGGAGTGCGACGCAGATCTGGCGTCGTCGCCGCCGGACTACACGGTGCGCTCCGCGACGCTGCGGAGACTCTCCGCTCCGGACAGGACGTGGATCGACATCCCGGCGGACCAGTGGTGCGAGGATTCCGTTGACCCGTCGTCGGGCGCGGTCCATCGTGTCAAGGGGCGGCTGCGGGCGACGGACGCCGCCGCGGTGCACGCGGAGATCAGATCGCTACGGGCGAAGGGCGCTCTGATCCAGGCGGAGATCACGATCGAGCAGGAGGACCGGCGCCGCAGCGAGGACGTGGCGCGTGCGCTGACCGACGATCAGATCCTGCTGGGCGCGATCAAGCTGCGGCAGACCGATCCTGCGATCGTCGACGGCGCCATGGCGGTTGTGCAGGACATACTCGGGGGTGGAGCATGATCCCAGTTCGAATCGCGGTTCAGAACTTCAACAGCTACACCGGAGCGGAGATCGACTTCACCGGCGTGCGATCGGCGATGGTGGTCGGCGACACCGGCGCGGGCAAGAGCACGCTGTTCGTCGACGCGTTCCTGTGGGCGACCACCGGCCAGTGCCGGGCGCCCGGGATCGACGACGTCATCCGCCTGGGCGCGGACGAGTGCGGCGTCGATTACACGTACCTCGCGGACGGGCAGATGCGGCGCGTCGTGCGTACCCGGTCGCGGAAGGGCCGTGGAAGCGGCACGCTCGAGTACTACGTCGACGGCCAGTCGCGCAACGGCGCCAACGTGAGCGAGACGCAGAAGGCGATCCTCGCGGACCTGCGCGTCGACTACGCGACCATGGTGACGACGAGCTTCCTGGTCCAGGGCAAGAGCGGGGCGTTTGCGGAGGCGCCCAGGCGTGAGCGCATGGCGCTGGTGGCGCGGATGATCGGCTGCGACCGCTTCAAAATCTACGCGGAGACCGGTCGCGAGATGGCCCGCAACACGAAGGCGGAGATCGCCGCTCGCGAGACGAACGCCGCGGCTCTGGAAGGACAGACCAGCGACGAGTTGCTCGAGCGGCTGCGGGTTGCGTGGGCGGATGCGACGGCGCTGCACCAGCGCTCGGCAGACCGCGAGGCGGAGATCGCGGTTGAGATGCTCAACGCCCGCAACCTCGTGGCCATGTGCGAGGACGGTGCCCGGCGCAACGCGGAGACCAGGGCTGCGCTCAACGCCGAACTCGGCAAGGGTGCGGACCTGCGACTGCGGCGCCGGTCGCTGGATGCGGAAAGCGAGCGACTCGACCGGGCGATGATCGATCTGCGGGCGCAGGTCGACGCGGATGCGCCAGATCTGGATGCGCTTCGAGCGGCGGCGGAGCTTGCCACGTCGGCAGCTACTGCTGCACGCGAAGCGGAGGTGGCGGCGCGAACCACGGCGGCGAACGCAGAGCGCGAAGCGGATGCTGCTCGACACGCGCACCAGATGGCAGAGCAGGAGGCGCTGGCGGAGTACCGCGCGAAAACGGCAGACCTGACCACTCGCACCGAGCGCGCCACCGCGGAGTGCAGGGCGCTGGCAGATCGCCTGCAGCAATCACGCGACGCGCGGAAGCGCATCTCGCAGGTGCCATGCGGAGGACTCGGCGACTACGCGACGTGCCCGCTGATCGAGGTCGCTGTCTCCAGCCAGTGCGACGAGGGTGCTCTGGCGGAGATGCTTTCCGCAGCGAACGCGGCGCTGTCTGCGCTGCAGTCGGAACGAATGTCCATGCCGTATGCGGTGCAAGAGACGCAGAAGACGATCGAGACGAAGAGCACTCGTGTTGCGGCAGCAAAGACGCGCGACGATGCCACGGCGTCTGCCACGGAACGCCAAGCCGATGCACAGCGTGCGCTGCGCGCGCTCTCCGACGCGCAGTCGGCGCTTTCCAGCGCGGAGGCGCGCGCTACCGCGCAGGCGTCCGCCCGCGCGACCATGGACGCAACGTCGGCCAACGTCGCGCGCGTGCGTGGCGATCTGGCCGCCATCGACGATGCCATCGCTGTGTCGGATCGCGAATGCGCGGTCTTGCGTGGTGCCATCGACGCGGAGGTCGACGCCCGGCTGGCGGCTTGCCGCGCGAACGTCGAGCGGCTGTCCACCGAGGCCGCGCAAGCGGCGCGCGCCACGGCGACCGCTGCTGGCGCAGTCGCGAACGCCGCGCGGGCCATCGACGACGTCGGCGCGATGCGCAAGCGGCTCGCGTCGGAGCGCGCTGAGATCCAGACGCGCGCCAAGCATCTCGCGCACATCGAGGTGGCGGTCGCGGCGTGTAAGGACGCGCCGCAGCTACTGATCGAATCCATCGTTCCCAGCATCGAGATGAAGGCGAACGAACTGCTCTCGCGCGTCTCGAACACCAGCATGCAGGTGCAGCTACGGACGCAGGCGGAGTTGAAGTCGCGCGAGGCCATGGCGGAGACGCTGGACGTGATCGTGGTCGACGAGATCGGCGAGCGTCCGTACGAGATGTACTCCGGAGGCGAGCGCTTCCGCATCGACTTCGCGCTGCGGGTGGCGCTGTCGTGGGCGCTGTCGATCCGCGCGGGCGCTCCGCTCGAGATGCTGGTCATCGACGAGGGCTTCGGCACGCAGGACGCGGCGGGGAAGCAGGCCTTCGCGGAGTGCTTGAACTCGGTCAACGACTTGTTCGAGAAGGTGATCGTGATCTCGCACGTGCCCGAGATGGAGAGCGCGTTTCCTGCGCGCTTCCGCGTGACGAAGGGCCCGAGCGGCAGCACCATCGCGCGGGAGGTGTGATCCATGGAACTGACCATCCGATGCGCCAAGCATCCAGCGCAAAAGCTCGACGCGAAGATCGTCTGCCTCGCCAGCGGTGCGCACACGATCGAAGTCGAGCCGTGCTACGAGTGCCACACGACCGACGAGTGGGCGGGCTACCAAGACGGGCTGCACGACCGCCCGCGTAAGCGCGGCGGCAAGAAGCCGAACGGTGATCCGCATGAAGCGTGAGCACAAGGCCATCACCACGAAGGGCGTCTCCATCGGCGGCGGGTGGTGGGAGTTGACTGCGAGCGCGCTGGACGACGACCGAAAGCCGCCGTTTCTGGCGCGCGTGTACGCGAACTCCTGGCTGATGGTCATGTGCTACGAGCGCTTCGGCGTCGAGTACGTCGGGCTGCGGCGGCATGACCGGAAGGAGTTCCAGTCCCCGTGGAGCGTGGTGCAGGAGATCAAGGAGCGCTTCTTCGCGGGCCGGTGCGCGGTGGAGTTCTACCCCGCGCAGGACGACCTCGTGGACGACGCTCCGATGCGGTGGCTGTGGATGCTGCCGGATGACGCGCGACTCGGAGCGCTCGGGCTCGGGTGGGCAAGGGGTGGCGGAAGTCTCATGTAGGGGGCGACCATGCGGATCGCGATTCTCTGCGTGCTGGTGGTGCTGGCTGCGTGCTCGCGCGGCAACTACTGCAAGGAAGCGAAGACCATCATGGACGACTGCGGCTTCGGGCCGTCGTCGGAATCGTCGACGGCGCTGCGGTCGGCGTGCGACGCCGGAGCGGCGGACGCGGTGATGCTCGCGAAGTGCTTGATCGTGGCGGACCGCTACGAGCAGACGCGCGGGTGCTCGCAGATGCGGTTCATGACGTGCGTCGAACTGGTGTCGCGAGCACGATCCGGCAGGCTGTGATGGCCGGTCGAAACGGGCTTGACGGGAGCGGCGCGAACGGCGTAGCGTGTTCGTGCAACCGGCTCTGTTCACCAATCAAGCTCTCGCGCCCCCCGGTGGTGGCGACTCTTCGGAGCCGGTTGCACCCACCACCGGGGGCCACGCGAGTTTTGTGCGCTGGGCGTAGCGTGGCGAGGAGTGCGCATGGGCGGCACTAGCTGGGTACGCATGGACGCAGCGTACGACGACCATCCGGACGTTCGGCGCGCTGGGCTTGAGGGTAGCGTGGTGTTTCAGGCGCTCGTGCGCAGATCGAAGCTGTTTGGCCTCGACGGCATCGTCAGCAAGAAGTACCTCGACGTGGAGTACCTAGCGGACGTGCTGAAAGCTCCACAGGACTTCATCCAGCGCGGGCTGGTGGCGTGCTTGCGCGTTGGACTGATCCGCGACGGCGATGGCGGCGTGACGATACCAGGGTGGGATCGCTTCCAGAGTCCCGACACGTTGCGGAAGCAGCGCTACACGGAACGGCACGGACGAGACGCAGCAGATGGTGCGCAGCAGGTTGATCCGTTCCTGTCCGTTCCAAGAACGGACGAGAACGGACGAGAACGGATTGGAACGGATTGTCCGTCTGACGTGACGGTACGTGACGAGACAGGACGTGACGAGACGCACGAGCACTGCGCGCGCGCGCGTACGCACGAGGATTCGACCCCAGCACCCGCCGCACCGACCACGCCGCCGCCTGATCCCGCGCGGCTCGCTGCGATCCGAAACGAGATGGCCATGGCGGACGCGCAGCGAGAAGCCGAGAGCGGCGTGCGTGTGCGCCCACTTCGCGTCGATCCGGAGCGCGAGGCCCGTGACGCCGCGTGGGCGGAAGAGATGGCGCTAGCGGCCAACGTCGCGCACGACGACGGCAAGATCCTCTCGGTCTACCAGCACTGGCTCGACTCCGCGGGTTTGCCTCCGCGCTGCATGTGCCCCGACGACCTGTACATGGGCAAGACGTTCCGACTGCTGGTGCTGGAGCGGCTGAGAGACGGGCTGACCTACGACGACATGAAGCGGGCGATCACGTCGTGCCACGGAAGCAAGCGGCATCAGGAGCGCGGCGTGTCGGGGTGGGGCGCTATCCTGCGGTCGCTCTCGACGGTGCAGGAGTTCATGGCAATCGCCAACGCGAAGGCCAAGCCGCAGCAGCGATCGGGTAGGCTGTCTGACGAGGAATTCGCGAAGCGGTACGAGGAGCGCAAGGCGGAGAAGGCGCGGAACGAGGCGCTGCTGGCACAACACGGTCGGGGTCCGAGATGAACCAGACTCAATGGCGCACCCACTGGAACAGTTTGCTGATCGGGTACCAGCGACGAGACGCCAGCGAGGAAGAGGAGCTTCTGTACCTGGAGCACCTCGAGAAGTGGCAGCCGGAGATCGTCGCGGCTGCGGTAAACGCTGCACTGGAGGAGGAGTCGTACTTCCCGCGCATCCAGTCTCTGGTGTCGCGATGCCAGCAGATCGAGCACGACGCCCGGCGGGAAGCTGCGAACTCAAGGCCACGACCGGCGGAGGAGTACGACGCGAACGCGCGCACGTACGCGTGCAGGAACTGCCTCGACACGGGCATGATCGACTGCACGATTCCGCGCGGGAAGCATCTGATCGTCGGCATGGACGGGCGGCTGCGGTTCCGAGACGCGCGGTCGACGTCGGTGACGTTCTACTCGAACTGCCGCGTGCGCTGCACGTGCGATCGTGGGCTGGCGAAGCCCGCGTCGTTCGGCGCGCTGTTCTCGCCGGTGATGTTCCGAGCGCTGGGCTGGTGGGCGAACAGGCAGCACGCGCACATCAACGCCATCCACGGCTTCCGGGTGTTCGCGTCGTCGGAGGAATACGTCGCGTGGGCGGAGGAGCAGGTTGGCAGGGTGGTGCCGGGCTCGCATCGAGCGCCGGATCGAGCGCCGGAGTATCAGGATCGGCGCGTGACCGACTTCGACAGCGAGGTGAACTTCTGATGGACACGCTGGTGGTGTCGGTTGACCCTGGAACGGTCGGAGCGGTGGCGGTCGTGCGCTATCCGCACGCGGCGGACGTCGCGTCGATCCGCAAGGCGGTGGTCGGCGTGATCGAGTGGGGGCGTCGTGCAGGACAGACGCTCGAGACGGGGTCGCTGGCAGGTGCGTGCGCGGCGGTGAGCGAGATCGAGAAGCTGATCGCCACGACGGGCGTCGAGCGGGTGTTCGTGCGCTGCGAGACGGTGTGGGTTCCCCGCGGTGGAGCAAAGCGCCCGACGTCTCCGAAGAGCTTCCTCGGGCCCGCGATGGCGCTGGGCTGCTTCCTGCCGCTGGCGAGACCGATCGGGTTCTACGAACTGATGGCGCCGGACGAGTGGCGCAAGCTGCAGGGATGGACGTGGCCGCGCGGGAAGTCGCACCGCGAGCAGGCAAAGGCCTACGCCGAGCAGCGGGCACTGGCGTTCATGGGTGATTGGGGCATGTCAGACCACGCTGCGGAGGCGCTGTGCATGGGGCTGGTGCCGCCGCCGATGGAAGTCGCGCGGGGGAAGCGATGAAGATCGTCCGCGTCTACTGCACGCACTGCGCGGGCAAGCACTCGCTGAATGGAAAGCGCGGTCGTCTGCGCTTCACGCCGACCGGGATCGGATTCCGACCGGACGGCGCGACGGAGTACATCGCGCTGAACGCCAAGACCGTCGAGGAGGGGCGCGTGACGATCGTGCTGAACGGCGGGCGCGACGAGCGCAGCGTGTCGGTGTTCGTTCGACAGCCGCTTCCGCCGGACCCCGATCGCGCGCTTCGCGAGGTGCGCTCGGCTGCTGAAGCTCGCAACGGCAAGAAGCCGTCGCGGTGGACGGACGTCGAGCCACCTGCGGACGCTGACAGCGACTACGGCATCGACCGTGCGCAGACCGGCGTCGATGCAGACGACCTGGGCATCGAGGAGTTCAACGACTCGAACGGGGATGAGTAGCGCCATGGGGTTTCCTCTGGATGCAGGGACACGCGCGTCGATGGTTGGCAGGAGGATCGTCGCCCTACCTGCCAGGACTGCAGCGGGCGTTGTGATGAGCGTCGACCTGATGTTCGCGACGTGTCTGGTCGACGAGGACGAATACGGGCGCGCGCTGCCGCCGATGGAGCACCGGCGCGCGCGCTACACGATCCCGCACTCTGGCGCGCAGCCGTGGGCGTTCGATCTTGAGCGGCCGGAGGATCGAGCGCGGTGGGCGCTGGAGATCGCCAACGCGGGATCCGCGGAGTACGCGCTGCGAGACGCGGTCGAGGTCGTTGCGAACTGCGGTGTGACGAACGACCAGATCGCGGACGCAGCACGCATGGCGCTGGTGTTTGACGGCAGCACGACGGCGTGGAACCTGCAGGGGCTGCTCGTGCTCGAGAACCTGCTGCGGAAGCAGCGCGGGATGCCGCCGCACGAGTTCGGCGGGAAGGAGTAGACGATGGCTGGGATCTACGAGCCTCGCGGGCGCGCACTGGAGTACAGCCCGCTGGCGCTCAACCTGTACAACGGCTGTGACCACGCGTGCTCGTACTGCTACAACCGGCGCATTTACCGGTCGAACTGGACGGCCGACGCGAAGCCCATGGCGTGGCTCACGCTCGACGCGCTGCAGAAGACGTGCGAGAAGTACGCGGGCAGCCTCGATCAGGTGCTGCTGTCCTTCGTCGGCGACCCGTACTGCGCGGCGGACGAACGCGAGCGCTGGACGCGCGTGGCGCTGGAAGCGCTGCTGCACAACCGCATTCCCGCTGCGGTGCTGACGAAGGGCGGCAATCGCTGTCTGCGGGACGTGGACCTGTTCCGCGCGTTCGGTCGGTCGATCATGGTCGGTGCGACCATCACCGGCATGGACGACCTCGAGTCCGGCGCCGCGACGAACCAGCATCGCTGCGACGTGCTCGATGAACTGGCTCGGTGCGGTGTGCCCACCTGGGCGTCGTTTGAGCCGGTCATCGACCCGGAGAAGTCGTTGGCGTGGCTGGCGTACGTGCTTGATCGCGGTGCGGTGTGGATGGTCAAGATCGGCAAGTGCAACCAGTGGGGCGGGTGCGACGACTCGAAGATCGACTGGGCCAAGTTCCTGGCCAACGCGGTCGGCATCTGCGAGGAGTCGACGGTGCGGTACTACATCAAGGACTCGCTGTGGATCGCGGCGGGGCGGCCGGAGTTCGTGTACGTCAACCACGCGGTGGCGATGGACGACGGCCACCGCAACCCGCGGCTGTTCCAATCGGAGCCGTTCGGAAAGGTGGCATGATGGCTGGCATCGCGATTCACTGCGGGCTGTCGGTGCGTGGCGCCATCCACCGCGCGTCTGCCACGAAGAAGCGCTCGTACCTGAAGGGCATGTTCAAGCACCCGAGCGGCACGCGGTCTATGACGCCCGACGAGGCGTTCGAACTGCTGCTCGACGAGTTGTCGAAGGGACACGAGGTGCTTCCGTTCAGCGACTCGTGCAAGAACTGGGACTGGAAGCACGGGTGCAGGTGCGCGCAAGTGGCGCGAGCGCAGGCAGAGCAGGTGTCCGGAAATTCCGGAGACGTGACGCCGTGAAGTCGCCAATCGTGTACTTCGGCAAGAAGGCCTCGGTGGCCGACGTCATATGGGCGCGGCTCGGCGACGTGCGCCGGTACGTGGAGCCGTTCTTCGGGAGCGGCTCCGTGCTGCTCTCGCGCCCGGCGCTGCCGACGCGCGTCGAGATCGCCAACGACGACTCGGTCTACGTGGCGAACTTCTTCCGCGCGATGCAGTCAGACCCGGACGGCGTCGCGCGCGCTGCTCGATGGCCGAAGCACGAGTGCGAGATCGCCGCGCGACACCGCTGGCTGCTGGCCCGGCACGACGAACTGAAGCGCGACCTCATGGACAACGCAGAGAAGTACGACGCGCAGGCGGCTGGATGGTGGCTGTGGGGCAACGCGGCGTGGCTCGGGAGCGGCTGGTGCACAGTCGGGCGGAACTGCAACCGGACGCAGGTTCCGCATCCGACGCCACAGGGGTACTGGGCCATCGACGACTTTGAGAGCTACGCCCGCGAGATGCAGGAGCGGCTGTTGCGGGTGATGTTCATGTGCGGCGACTGGACGCGCGCGGTGACGACAGCGATGCTCGGGCTCCATGCTTCCAACTGCGTCACCGGCGTGCTGCTTGACCCGCCGTACGACGCTGGGACGGGCGCGTTCTACACGAGCGACCAGCGGTCGGTCTGGCACGACGCGCAGCGGTGGGCAATCGAGCACGGCGACGACCCCGGACTGCGGATCGTGCTCTGCGGGTACGACGGCGTCGGCGAGGCGATGCCGCCAGAATGGGAAACGGTGCACTGGGACACCGGAGGAGCCTACGGCACGGCAGAGAGCACCGCGAACAAGGAGAACGGGAAACGCGAGGTGCTGTACTTCTCGCCGCACTGCAACCGCCAGATGGCGCTGTTGTGATGTCGCGATGCGAAAGCAAGACGCGCACCGGAACGGCATTGACGCCGTTGGCAACCTGTGTTGAGAATGGGCGCGACGGTAGCACACGATGAAAGGAGCACCTCCCATGCCGCGACACCGAACGACCACCCCCGACGAGCGCAAGCGCAAAGCGCTCGAGGCGAGGCGCGAGCCGATCAAGCTCGCGTCGCTCGTTAGCACGCTCAAGCTTCAGATCGACGACCTGCAGCGCAAGCTCGCGTCGGCGGACGCGCGGACGGCGCAGGCCGTCGGCATCGCCACGCACGAGCTTCGCGACGAACTCGAGCGCTTCCGCGCGGCGAAGGCGGTCCACGTGCCGCACCAGTTCGCGGACGAGGCTCGCAGCGCGGTCGAGAAGCTCGCGACGGACTTCCTCGCGCCGCTCTCGGAGCGGTGGAACGCGCTCGATCAGACCAACGTCCGCATGCGCGAGGAACTGAGCGCCGCGCTGGACCGCGAGCAAGCGCTGCTCGAGCGTGTCGAGTCGTCCGCCCGCGACGACGCGGCACTGATCGGTGAGATGAACGCGGCGAAGGCCGCGCAGATGGAACTGCTACTGGCGCTCCGCAACGCGTACGAGGACGGCGTCGCGCCGCCGTGGCTGGTGCGGTTCGCCAAGGCGTTCCACGACGCGCCGAATGGCAAGCTGAAGGACGAGCAGGCGACGGCGCTGTTCAACCGCGTCTACCGCTGGGCGATGGAGCAGGCGCGCGACGCCGCGCGCGACGTCAAGTCCGCGCTGGAGCGCGCGCGCGACGCGGCGTCCAAGAGCCCGCAGCCGCTGCAGGTCGGAACGTCGGCGGATGCAGGGCCGGGCTCTGCCGACAACGCGAAGGTGATCGAGGTCGCGGACGCGCTCGGCGTCCGGCTGGTCGATCCGGTCGCGGAGGAGTGGGAGTTGCGCTGGGTGGACGAGGACGGCAACCTCGCCATCGAGGTCGTGAGCGCGAGCCCCGCCGCAGTGGCGCAGGAGATCGCGGCGATCGTCCGCAAGCGGCCGATGCTCCGCAACGTGATGGTCGAGACCAACGGCGTGGGCTCGATCGTGTACGAGACGCTGCGTCAGGAAGACCTGCAGGTGTGGGTGGAAGCGCACGTGACGACGAACGCCTCGCCGTTCCCGGAGCCCGCGCTGATGCGTCTGCCCGCGTGCGGGCACCGCAAGATGAAGGAGCCGGGCGAGTGCGACAACACCGCGACGCAGGAGCGCGACGGCGGGCTGGCGGTGTGCGGGCAACTGAAGCCGGGCGTGATCGACGGCAAGCCGGTCCCTCCCGCCGGGTGCGCGCACTACGAGATGCTGAACGCCGCGTCGAAGTCCGCTGGCGCCATCCGCGAAGCGCTCGAGCACACGGTCGGAGAAGAGCCCGGCGTCCCGATGCCCGGCGACAAGCCGAACTGCCACATCCCCGTCTCGTTCCGCGTGGTGAAGGACGACGAGGCGGTCGACGAGCAGCACCAGAACGGGGTGACGCCATGAAGCTCGCCAACTGCCAGACGGGCGCGGCGTTCGGGCTCGATCTGCTCGTGACCGACGTGTCGACTGGCAAGACCAAGAAGGGCTCCCCGTACCTGTCGTTGATGCTGAGCGACGGTGTGGATCGGATCAGCGCGCGCTGGTGGGACTGCGACAACGCGGACGGCGCGGTGCAGAAGGGCTCGATCTACTACGTGACCGGCAACATCAACGAGTACCAGGGCGAGCGGCAGGCGATCGTGGCGAGCATGGCGCCCAGCGACGCGGCGCCCGAGGACTTCATGCCCCGCAGCGCGACGACGCCGGAGCTTCTGTTCGGGCGCATCGACCACTACATCCGCACGATCGCATCGGAGCCGCTGCGCGAGGCGGTGGCGACGCTGGTGCAGGGGCTGTGGCACGATCGTTTCTACGCGGCACCCGCGGCGTCGTCCAACCACCACGCCCGCGTCGGCGGGCTGGCGGAGCACACGCTGTCGATGCTCGACGAGTGGGCGGCGCTGGCGCCGGTGCTGGACCGCTGGCACCCGGACCTGCTGGACCACGACGTGATGGTCGCGGGCATCGTGCTGCACGACCTCGGCAAGGCGGTGGAGATCGAGTCGACGCCGGGGTTCCCGTACAGCACGCACGGGCAGATGCTCGGGCACATCCCGATGGCAGCCATCGCGGTGCGAGGTGCGCTCGGCGACTACGCGAACACGGAGCGCGGGCTCCGCGTGCTCAACTGCATCCTGTCCCACCACGGCAAGCTGGAGTGGGGCAGCCCGGTGGTGCCGCGGTGCCCCGAGGCGGTGTTGCTCCACGAGATCGACATGCTCGACAGCAGGATGGAGCACTTCGCGCAGTTGGTCGCGAATGGCGTGGGCCAGGACGGATGGACGGAGCGCGACAAGCTGTTCGACGGGGCCATGCGCGGTCCCATGCAGCGGGAGGACTGACCGATGGACCAGAACGATCGTTTATGGACGCTGGACGAGTTCGGCTGCTCGTGGATGACGCGCGAGGACGGGTCGCTCGCGCAGGTGGTGCTGCTGGACCGCCGCAACGAGGTGCTCGCGCGCTTCTACGCGCAGTCGCACGGCGGCAAGATCCGCTTCCCCGGCTTCGTGATCAACGAGGAGCAGGAGGAGGCCTACGTCGACGAGTACAAGACCGAGTCGGCGGCGAAGAAGGAACTGCTCGGCGTGGCGCTGCTCTGCCGCATCGCGCGGCTCGAGGAGACCGTGCGCGTGGCCACCGCCAAGCTCCGCCACACCGACCTGATCGGCGACGCCGCCATTGCCAAAGACCTGCTCGACAGCGCGCTCGCGCCGAAGTCGCAGGCCTTCGACGACGGGCTCGACGAGCCCCCCACGGAAGTCTGAGGATTGCGCTGGGCGCAGACGACGTGGTAATCTCCGACCGCTCCTTCCCCGCCCCTGCAGGACGTGACGCCCCACGACACCGCAGGGGTTCTTTTTGAGGAGGCATCCCATGGCACGAAAGCGATCGGCAGCGGACCAGACGCCGCTGACCATCGACGACCTCGCATCCGACCCCCGCAACCCTCGCACCATCTCGGAGACCGCGCTGGCTGGGCTTGACGTGTCGGTGACGACGTGGGGCGACCTGTCGGGCATCACGTTCAACCGCAGCAACGGGCAGTTGATCGGCGGGCACCAGCGGGTTCGTCTGCTGCGCGCAGCCGGAGCGCAGGTGCAGTACGACGAGCGGGGCCCGTTCCTGGTCGACCCGCGCACCGACGAGCGCTTCCCGATCCGCGTGGTGGACTTCGACGAGGAGAACCACCTCGCGGCCAACCTCGCAGCGAACGCGCCAAACCTGCAGGGTGAGTTCTCGGTCGACGCGTTGCCGATCTTGGAGTCTCTGTCCGAAGACCTGCCGGACCTCTACGGGTCGCTCGGGTTTGACGCGCTGGCGGAGACGCTCGGCGCGCAGTTCAAAGAGCCCGACGCCGGTGGCCCGCGCACGACCACGCCCGGTGAGCACGACGACGACGTCCCGCCAGCGCCCAAGAATGTCGTCAGCCGGACGGGAGACATCTGGTGCATCGGGAAGCACAAGCTGATCGTCGCGGACGCGGGAGATCGCGCGGCCATCGCGAAGCTGATGGGGGGGGGCGTCGCGGATCTGTGCTTCACCAGCCCGCCGTATGGCCAGCAGCGCGAGTACAAGAGCGGTGGCATCAACGACTGGGACAAGCTCATGCAGTCGGTGTGCGCGGCTCTTCCGATGGCGCAGGACGGGCAGGTGCTGGTGAACCTGGGGCTGATCCACCGCGACAACGAGTACATCCCGTACTGGGAGCGGTGGATCGAGTGGATGCGGTCGGAGGGGTGGCGGCGATTCGCGTGGTACGTGTGGGACCAGGGAGCGGGCATGCCCGGCGACTGGGGCGGTCGGCTGGCTCCGGCGTTCGAGTTCGTGTTCCACTTCAACAAGGCGTCGAAGCATCCGAACAAAATTGTGGAGTGCAAGAACGCGGGAAAGGTGTCGCATGGCGTGGGCGGCGACGGTCTTCGCGGCAAGGACGGCGAGTTCGGGACGTGGCAGCATGGCGGATCGCCGACGCAGTCGCATCGCATTCCAGACTCTACGATCCGCATCGAGCGACACCACGGAGCGATCGGCGACGACATCAGCCACCCCGCGGTGTTCCCGGTGGCGCTTCCGATGCACGTGATCGAGGCATACTCGCAGCACGGAGACGTGCTGTACGAGCCGTTCTGTGGCTCCGGGACCACGATCATCGCGGCGGAGCGCACGGGTCGCGTCTGCCGCGCTGTCGAGCTAGCGCCGGAGTACGCGGACGTGACGCTGGCGCGGTTGTCGCAGGTGTTCGAGAACATCCAGATCACGCTCGAGTCGACAGGCGAGGCGTACGAGGTGGTCGCGGCTCAACGGGACGGAGGTGACGCGTGAGCGAGCAGAAGTTGCTGAGCATCGACGAACTGGCAAGCGCTCCATGGAACCCACGGACCATCAGTGATGCGGCACTGAGTGGGCTCGGCGGTTCGATCAAGGCGTTCGGCGACCTCGCTGGGATCGTCTGGAACGCTTCCAACGGGCAGTTGGTCTGTGGCCACCAGCGCATCAAGGTGCTGCGCGCCAAGGGTGCGACCATCGAGCACGACGAACGCGGGCCGTTCATCGTGGACCCGGAGACCGGCGAGCGCTTCGGAATCCGCGTGGTCGAGTGGTCGGAGGATCGCCACGTGGCAGCATGCATCGCGGCCAACAACACCGCGATCACCGGCGAGTTCACCGCGGACACACTCCCCATGCTCCAGTCGATCGCGGACGACGATCCCGCGCTGTTCGCTGGTGCGGGCTTCGCACCGCTGCTCGAAGCGCTCGGGATGCAGTTCTCGGACACGCGGAAGGCCGGGCAGAGCGATCCGGACCAGGACGTCGCGCCACCTGCGCCCGAGGAGACCATCACCAAGACGGGCGACATCTGGCTGTGTGGGCCCCACCGCGTGGCGTGCGGCGACTCGCTGAAGGACGAAGACCTTGTGCGCCGCCTGTTCAACGGAGGGCTGGCGGACATGACCTTCACCGATCCGCCATACAATGTGAACTACGGCGAGACGATGAAAGACAAGCTTCGCGGGCCGAAGCACAAGAAGATCGCCAACGACAACCTCGGCGCGGACTTCCCGGCGTTCCTGCTGGACGCGTGCAAGGTGATCATCGCGTGGACGAAGGGCGCGTGCTACGTCTGCATGTCGTCGTCGGAGTTGCACTCGCTGCAGAAGGCGTGGCTGGACGCCGGAGGGCACTGGTCGACGTTCATCATCTGGAAGAAGCACACGTTCACGATCGGCCACGCTGACTACCAACGGCAGTTCGAGCCGATCCTCTACGGATGGGGCGAGGGCACGAAGCACTTCTGGTGCGGGGCCCGGGACCAGGGCGACGTGTGGGAGATCGACAAGCCGAGCCGCAGCCCGCTGCACGCGACGACGAAACCGGTGGCGCTGGCGGAACGCGCGATCGTGAACTCCTCGAAGAGCCGCGACACGGTGTTCGAGCCATTCTGCGGGTCGGGCAGCACGCTGATCGCGTGCGAACGTACCGGGCGCATGGCGCGCACGTGCGAACTCGATCCCAGCTACGTGGACGCGCAGGTGGCGCGGTGGATGGCGTACTGCGGCGGGCAGGCGGTGCGCGAGTCGGACGGCTACAAGTTCCCGCTGGACGCTCCGGTGTTCAAAAAGGTCGCGGAGCAGAAGGATAAGTAAGCTCTCGCGCATCGGGTCACAATTCTTTTTGACAACGCGCGTGGCGCGGGCTACGCTCTCCATCGACAGCAGACCACCAGGGCGAGGTGGCGATGGACCAGGACTTCCGCGGCAGCACCTACGATCCGAACCAGGACCGCGACCGCCTCATGAACTACACGCAGCGGGTGTTCTCGCTGCTGCTCGATGGTGCGTGGCACACGCCCGCGCAGTTGCGCGAGGTCGGCGGCGGTGAGTGGTCGCGGCGCGTGCGGAACCTCCGCGAGCCGCGCTTCGGGGGCTTCTCTGTCGACACCTCGCGCGACCCGGACAAGCCGGGCAAGTGGCTTTACCGGCTGCTGGACGTGGACCAGATCTCGCAGGCTCAGATCGACGCGGTGATGCGCGGCGACGTGGACGACCGCAATCCGCTCGCGCCCAGCACGCAGAAGGACCGCGAGACGCGGCTGCGGAAGTGCATCAACCGCCGCGTGGGCCGCATGCCGGAGGACTGGCTGCGGATGCTCGAGCAGTGGATGACGCACGGGCTTCCGGTGGAGATGGCAAAGCGGCAGGCTGCGAGCGCGCAGCAGGCCGCGCTGAGGTTGTAGGGGGTGACGATGGACCGCGCACCGGAGCCGTTGCTGGACGAGTACAAGGGCTTCAAGCTCAAGCACAACTGGCAGAACCCATCGCCCATGGGCTGGACGACGAAGGCCTACTACGACGGCGTCCTGATCACGCTGGACCGCGACGCGAACGATCCGCTGAAGTCGCAGGCGGGCGTGCTCATGGTGCTCGACACACTGTGCTACTGGGCGGACAACGAGCGGAAGCACAGGGAGAAGTAGATGCGCCTCCAGATCGAGATCCCCGACGAAGAACTGGCGCGGTCGATCGCGGCGAACCTACTGTCGCGGCGCGATGGCAGAGCGCTGCTAGACGACGTGCTTCGCCGCATCGGGCCAGCACTCGACGCCGCAGTGCTGAACGCCGCTCTCCCTCTGGTCGAACGCGCGACGCGCACGTCGGTTTCGCAGATCGTTGAAGTGCGCGCTCGGCGGATGATGGGTAAGGACCAGCCGCTCAAGACGGCTGTCGACGAAGCGGTGCGGAAGCGCGTCGAGCAGCTTCGGATCGGAGGTGGGCTGTGACCGAGTTCGTGAGCCCGCAGCACCTGCGCGACCTGTGGGACTGGTACGTGCGCGAGTGCCCCGACGTGAAGATCGACGGCAACCAGATGACCACGCCGGAGGGGTGGGTGCTGGTGCGACCGCCGGAGCCCGTCATCCCCGTCGTCGAGAGCGACGCCATGCCGTTCGACGCGCTGCTGGCGATCTGTAGCGGTGGCCAGCCGGTGGGAGCGATCAAGAACCTCAAGTCGCCCAAGTTCGATCCGGAGACGGAAGCGGCGCTCGCCGCCATGGCGCGCGATGCCGACGAGCACTGCGACCGCACGGAACGACAGCGCTCCGCGGTGATGAGAGCGCTGTGGATGGAGTTCGGCGCGAACACGTGCACGCTCAACTACCTCGGCGGCCATGACTGCGGGCGGTCGATCATGGTGACGCCCGGTGGTGAACTCGCGTTCGACACGAGCGGGAAGTACGCGCTGCGCCCGAAGATGACCACGACCAGCCGACAGGTCTTTGCCATCGCGAAAACCGCGCTCGAAGTGTTCCCGCGAGCGGAGATCGTCTGGTCGCTCGAGTGGTCGATGTCGGCGTACGAGCGCCGCGGGTTCGAAGAGATGCACGAAGTGCAGATGCGCGACCAGTTGTTCGACGCGATCGGAACGGAGGACCCGAAGTGATCTCATCCTTCCTCGCGCTCCCGTCCGTCGCTCTGGCGTTGCTGCTGGCGCCGGACGCACGGGTGTCCACGTACCGCGCACTCGAGGTCGCGCTGGCGTGCGAGGCGTCGTGCCGCGGGACGCTGGTGCGCCCGGATGAGTGTGTAGCGCTCGCGTACGTCGAGACGCGGTTCAGACCGGAGCGCGTGAGCGCGAAGGGGTGCATTGGTGTCGTCCAGGTTTCGGTCTGCAACTTGCTGGTCGCAGGTCGTCGCGTGAACGCACCGGCAGCGGGGCCATGGGACGTCCACTGCATCGCTGGCGGGATCGATGCGGGTGTCCTGGCGGCAGATGCACTGAAACGCGCGCACGGGGCATTGTGGCCCCGATTTTACGGCTGTGGCACGAAGGCGGCGCGCAGGGGCGACAGAGCGTGTGTGCAGCACGAGATGCGCGTCTACCGCGCCATGAAGCGACTTGCTAGTACGGCGCCGGTGTCGTAAAATGATCCCGCTTGTGACCGCTTGCTTCGGCAAGCACGACAACTTGGTTCCTCACGGTGGCGGTGGGCATCTTCCCTTCGGGGCAAGCGGCACAAGCAACCACCGCCCCGTGGGGAGCCTCGCTTACGGTGCTGAAATGCCACGAAAAGCGCTATATGGTGACGATCGCCTGGGCGCTATCATAAACATGATTGCAGTAAAGTCGATTGTTAAAGACGGATGTCTGATATACACTGGTTGTAAGGATGGTAGGTACCCATACGCGGAGGTGGATGGTCGCCATATTGCATTAAGCAGACTGATATACGCGATTGTTTTTGGCAACATACCGGATGGTATGTACGTATGCCATAGATGCGACAACAAGCGCTGTGTAAACCCGGATCACCTGTTCATTGGCACACCGGCAGACAACACGCACGACATGATGAACAAAGGGCGTCAAAGATTCGATTTGTCGCGTCCCGGGCGGGCGGCGGAGGTCGGGAATATAGGGTGGAGCGGAAAAACGACAAGGGGACAACGCATCGTTGAGTTATTACGCGACGGAGTTGAGCGAACAACGCGTAATGTTGCAGAGCATCTTGGGTGCGATGTGTCTGCGGCAAAGCAAAGTTTGAAACTAGAACAAGAACATGGGAGAATCAATGTAAGGAAAGTCGCGCTTGTTACAATAAAAACCGGCGCAGTGCCAATATCACGCACAAAAAAACGCTATCGCGAGTCCAGTAGGCGCTTGGTTAGTATGTGGTCAATACACTGCAATACGCTTGCCATCCTACGACACCGGAAGGAGACCTGACGTGGAGTGCACGCGCTGCGGGAACTGTTGCAAGACCTACCCGTGCCATCTCTGGCTTTATCAGTGGACGATGGACGGGGGTTCACCGCCGAAAGCTCCGCACGCGTGTCCGGATCTCCGCCCGATGGACGACGGCACGTGGATCTGCGGCGTGCTGGAGAACGCGCGGTTCCACGTCCAGATTGGCATGCGACCCGGCGGCTGGGACGGGCTGGTCGCTCGGCTGCTGCTGGTCGGAGACGGCTGCACCGCGACGGATCGCGTGCGGCGCGGGGAGCTTCTGCGCGAGGTTCCCGCTGACACGTTGCGGGCGATGACGATCGAAAGGGACGAGCCATGACCGACGACGAACTGTTTGCGATGGACCCCGTCGACCGCGCGTGGGCGGTGCTGGACATCACGTACCGCGGGCGCCACCACCTCCCGAGCGGCGGGCGCAACGTGACCGTCCACCGGAACGGCAACTGGACGTACCTCGAGGCCAACGTCATCGCGCAGTTGGCCACGTTCGACTACGACGAGTTGTCGCGGCTGGTGTTCGCGGCGCACGACTACTGCGTGCGCGTGGAGATCGCGCAGTCGGGACGCGGGATGGTCAAGCTGCTGCTGCACCCGAGGAACACGCGCGAGGGATCGACGATGGTGCGGCACCCCGGGCTGACCGACGCGTACACGGCGTACAAGGAGCGAGGAAACTGACCATGGGCGATCGAACGTGGGACCAGGAGTTCGACGAGTGGGACGGCGTACTGGAAGAGCATGCTCGCGTGCGAACCGGATCGCCGCTGGTCGTTGAGAAGCTGCGCGACTTCCTGCGCCGCGCGAAGGCCAACCTCGCGGAGTGCGTGAAGCTCGCAGACCGGCTGCAGGACCGCGCGGAGAAAGCGGAGAGCGCACTGGACATCGCACCGGCGTCGTTCGCGGTGCAGAAGCGGATCGTGCGCTGCCCGCACTGCTACACGCCGATGGAAGTGTGGGCGAAGGAGCCGGACGAGCCGTTCTCGACGACTTGCCCGCGCTGCACGTATTCGTTCGACGTGGTGTTCCGCGAGCGCGCGGTGGCGGTCGACGCGGAAAGGGCGGAGAACGAACTGGCTCGTGGCAACATGCACGAGGCGACGTACCATCCCGGCGGTCTGCTGGAGTGGGCGGCGCAGCAGATCGGGTCGCTCGGCGCACGGCTGAAGCTCCGCGAGGAGGTCATCGAGCGCTTCGAACTGGAGCGCGCGGGCATGCGCGCGGACATCAACCGGCTGTGCGATGCTCGCGAGCGGGTGGCGATGCTGATTCCGCTCGGAGAGGACTCGGGAACTGTCGAGGACAACCTCGAGCGCTACATTGCTCGGCTGAAGGCGCTGTTGGAAGAGCAGCGCGCGTGTCTGGAGAGCTACGCTGCTACGCGGGAGGAACCATGACGCCCAGTGACAAGTGCCCGGTGTGCGGCGCGCGGTCGGTCGATGATATCGTGGCGCTGTACGAGTGCGGAAAAGGAGGACGCGCAGACCCGTGTCCGCACGCGGAGGGCATGCTGTTCGAAGCGCGCGCGGAGATCGCGCGGCTGGAATCCAAGCTCAACGAATCGTGCGGGATGATGGTGCTCCAGACGATGGAGACCGGAAAGCTTCGGCTGGCGCTGACCGGGCTGGCCGGTCTTGATCCGCTCGATCCAGCGGTCACCATCGAATCCTGCGTGAAGCGCATCGAACAGCGCGAGCGCAACACGAAACTGGTGGCGGTGGAAGAGGCATCGAAGCTGATCGACAAGCGCATCGCGGAGGAAGTCGAACCGCGCATCCGGCATGCAGCGGATGAACTTGGCGCACTTCGCGCAGAGGTCGACCGACTCAACGCCGAGGCCAACCGTCTCGTGCTGCTCGCGGTCAAGCACGGCGTGCCGGAGAAAGAGATCCAGTCGATCATCGTCGGATGGAACCCATGAATCCCCGCAAGCCTCGCTACCGCCACGCGCCCGGCGAACCGCTCGAGCTTCACTGGGACGAGACGCCAGACGAGTGGTACTGCCACGGACACGTCACGAAGGAGCAGTGGCTGGAGTCGTGCCTGTTCATGGTCAACGAGCACTTCGTGGTGGACGGCAACGATCCGGACAACGAGCCCGACGACCCGGACGACCTCGTCGAGGTGTCGACGGACCCGCGCGACTGGGTCATCCGCCACGTGTGGGCGCGGTGGGAAATCTGTGCGGGCGACACGGAGTACACGGACGACTCGTGGTACCGGGAGTTCCGCGAGTACCGAGATCGCGAGCGCGGAGCGTTTCCGGTGACGTGCGGGACGCCTGTCGACTGGCTGGTCGAGGATCAGAACGACCGCATCGACCGCGAAGTGCAGGAGATCACCGAAGCGCGGCTGCTGGAGAGCCTGTTTCCCGGTGCGGAGGTGCGAACGAAGCCGTGGCCGGAGGCTCGCTACCCGGGGTGGTTCGGCTGGACGCAGATCGAAGCCACGGACCACGGGCGGCGCTACGTCGTGGACGGGAAGGACTACTTCGCGCGGATCAGCAAAGGCGACATCGGCTACTGGCTGGCGACGAAGATCGGAAGAGTGTGAGGAGCAGACGATGAGAACGATCCGCATGCCGTTCAAGATCGAGATGGTCTGCGCGGTGCTCGGGCTGCCAGACCCCGCCGGACGTGCGCGCCCGCTCAAGCGCGTGACGCGCCGCCCGATCAACACCCGCAACAGCGAGAGCGGCTCGTGCCCGACGAACTGGTGTGACCTCGAGCACCCGATCGCCGCCGACCCCAACAGCCCGTTCGGAGCGCACTGGAAGTGCAAGCTCACGCCGGAGGCCGCGCGGTTCTACGGCGACGACTCCACGGTGCACCGCGTGCGCCCGCGCATGCAGCCCGGCGACGCGATGATCCTCTGCGAGCCGCTGGTGAAGCGGTTCATCGCTGGCAACGTCGCGTGCTACGAGTCGGACGGATCGATGGTGTTGTGCAACGACGAGACGGTCGACTGGCGCTGGCGTCACGATCGCCTTTCGGGCATGTACATGCCGCGGTCCATGGTGCGCTACGTGCTTCCGATCGAGAGCGTGCTGCCATCGGTGGTCGGCGACGTCACCGACGCGGAAGCGTGGATGGAGGGCTTCGAGTCGCGCGAGGAGTTCCTGGCGCTCTGGAGCACCATCCACCCCGGCGGGCGAGACGACACGCCGCTGTGGCGATACCAGTTCGGAGACCCCGTGCTGGTGAAGACCGGCTTCCACAAGTACACGGGGCTGGCGATCGACCCGCTGCTGCGCGACGAACAAGAAGCGGACTGAGGTGATCGATGAACGAGTACGGCGCCGAGTGGTTGCTGGGATGGTGCGTCGGGACGTTCGTCTGCCTCGCGCTGTACGGTGCGTGGCTGAAGTACGGCTGGCGCATCGGCGAGTGGCTCAAGCGGCTCAAGCGGAGGTGACGCGATGGATCTGCAAGAGCGTTGTTCCTGTGACCGTGAGCCATGCGAGTGCGTCGTGACCAAGAAGCAGGCGTCCAGGTTCAAGCGTGCCATTCGCGCGCTGAACGACTTGATGGCAGAGGTCAACAAAACGCATCCAAACGCCTGCTGGTATCTGGACGGGACGGGGAACATGAACTTGATGTCTGGCGTCAGCCATGTCGGTGGAGGACGTCAGCGTCAGGATAGGATCATGGAGAGCGTCGTGCTGTGCGGGTCGAGTGGCGGGGACTGGTGACGCCATGGCCCACGAATGTCCGGACTGCGGGCAGGTCTGCCACTGCTCCGGAGACATCGACGACTGCGTGTTCAACGTCGACTCCTACGTCGAGGCGTGCGTCCATTGCATGGGCGTGGACGAGCCACCGGACGATGGAGACGACTGCGGGCAGTGCGGAACGTGCGCAGAGTGCGCGGAAGCAACGCGCGAGTACGTGGAAGGAGTCGGCATGAACGCAGTGAAGCGGTACACGCTCGATACGACGATCGGAATCCTCCGCGAGGCGGAAGACGGGTGGCTGGTGCGGCTCGAGGACGTCCAGCACCTGCTGGACCGCAATCGCGACCTCGAGGACGACGCTGCGAAGTGGAAGCTCTTCATGCACCACGTCGCGCAGGCAGCGGGCGTGACCGGCGTCATGGAGCACGACGCGGGCGGCATCGTCTACGCGGTGCGGCGTCTCGCGGAGGACTCGCTGCGTCTGCGGAAGTTCGAAGAGGCGTACGAATGAAGCCCGTGTTCTCCAGCGTTCGGTGCGTGGGCGGCGTGCTCGACGGCCACTTCATTGACCTGACCGGTACGGTACTGGAGCCCGTGCGCGGCCACGTCTACCTGCTGCGGTGCGCGAAGATCATCGCGGCTGACGGCGGCGGCGGCCCGTGCGGAGATGACTCGTACGTGTACTTCATGTCGCCGTACCGCAACGACCAGACGCCAGAAGACGCGACCCATGAAGCGCTGCATACGCTGTTCGGCGGCGCGGTGATCACGAAGGCGGAAGCAGACAGCTACAGGAACCCGTTGACAGGGGGCGACCGATGTTGAAACGGTACGACGGTGCGGTGTTGGAGGAGTGCGCGACGGGCGACTACGTGCTCTACCGGCACGCGCAGAAGGAGATCGACTGCTTGAACGCGCTGGTCGCGAAGCAAGCGGATGCCATCCGTGCCAGCGACGCGCTGGTGAACGACTGCGAAGGCCTCCGCGGCGCGCTGCAGATGCTCTACGCGGAGCGCGATGCGCTGAAGGACGACGCGGTGTGTCTCAGCGAGTTGATCCACGAGGCCGTCGATCGCCTCTGCGAGTCGCTGCACGCTCTCCGTCCGCTGCCCGGCTGGCACGAGTGGGCGGTCGGAGTGGAGGAGTTGATCGACCGGCTGAACTTCGCGCCGCGGCACAAGCGGGACGTCATCGATCGCCCGCCGGACGGCATGGACGGGCTTCGAGACGTGGACCATGCGTGCTACGAGTTCAAGCGCGGCACGCCGAGCGGCGACTGCGAGAGCGACGGGCACCACCTGTGCAGCGAGTGCGCAGAGATGAAACCGGAGGAGGAGCACCATGGGTGACAGGAAGTTCAAGACGATCATCAAGCACGGGCTGCCGGTGTGCAACTGCGAGAACGGCGACTGCCCCGGATGCGAAGGGTACGCGGACGAGGTGCGCGCGACCTGCCTCGCGGACATCAAGCTGGCCATCGCGGAGCGCGAGGACGCCGCCCGCGTTCGCGACGCCGCGCTCGACGCCATCGACGCGGAGCCCGAATTCCCCGGTGACCTGCGCGATGTGCACCCGGAGATGGCTGCCGCGCTCGAGAATGCGTTGCGGGAGAACGACCTCGATCTGCTCGTGCACGCGATGCGCGTGGCGGTGCGGCTGACGAAGGCAGGAATCCGCGAGCGGTTCCTGGCGGCGAGCCCGCGGCGCCCGGTGGCGGTGGAGTGGACGACGCTCGGAGCGGGCGATCCGGTCAGCGTCCACGTCGCGACTCGTTGCGGAGACGTGGTGGCGGTGGTCTTCGACCAGGACCATGACTGCTTGGCGATCACGGCTGGCGGCTGCACGAAGTTCGGGCCACATGCGACGAAGATGCGCGAGTGGGCGGAGCACCAGTTGTGCTCCGGCGAGAACCAGACGGACGGGCGGTGACCATGGCGAAGGACGCGGCCATCAACGCACTGGACGACATCGCGAAGCTCTGCGGCTGCGCGGAATGGGAATACCCCGGGCAGGTCGTTCGCGACGTCGAGGTGATCGTTCGCGAACGTGAACGGACGCTGCGCTCGCTCTACGCGACACGGGCCCGCGACGTCCCGTGGCGCGAGGCACTCGCGGGTATCGTCGGCAAGCGCGTCGTCATGGCGCTGCCCGAGCGGTTCCGCCACCGAAAGCTGATCTGCGCGCGATGCGGAACGGAGACGCGCTACATCGTCGGCGACGAGGACAGCGAGTGGAACGCGTGGAGAAAGTCGTTCGAGCACGACGCCCACTGCCCGGTGCACCCACTGGCCACGAAGCGCCGCGTGTTCGTGTGCACGCCGCTGCGCGCCGACACGCTCGACGGCCGCTGCTACAACGTCAACTTCGCCCGCCGCGTCTGCCACGAGGCCATCGTCCGAGGCTACGTGCCGTTCGCGCCCCACCTGCTCTACACGCAGATGCTCGACGACGGAGACGCCGCCGAGCGGGAGCTTGGGATCGACTGCGGGCTGCAGATGCTGCACGCCTGCCACGAACTCTGGTGGGCCATGCCGCGCAACACGCTGGAGCACTCGGACGGCATGAAGACGGAGATCGCACTGGCCCAACGCATCGGCATCCCCGTCAAGCGCGTGCTGATGCCCGATGGTCCGACCGACAACCCACAGCAGGAGGAGTGAGACCATGGCCGAATCCCTTCGCGACTTTGCGGTGCGCTACGCGGAGCGCTTCATCGGGCGCCCGTACCGGTGGGGCGGCGACGACCCTTCAGGCTTCGACTGCAGCGGGCTCTGCGTCGAGGTGCTTCAGGCGTGCGGGCTGTTCGACCGCAAGAGCGACGCGACGGCGGACACGCTCTGGCGCACGTTCGCGCGGCTGCAGACCACGGACGTCGTGCGGCCCGGGTGCCTCGTGCTCTTCGGCACGCCCGAGCGCGCCACGCACGTCGAGATCGTGTGCCGCGTGGACCAGCGCAACGCGCCGGTGCCGGGCGGCGTCCGGCAGACCGTGATCACCACGATCGGCGCCAGCGGGGGCGGCTCGAAGACGCTCACCGATGCCGACGCGTGGGCGCAGAACGCCTACGTGAAGGTGCGTCCGATCCGCATCGCCGGTGCCCGTCAGGACGTGCTCGGGTTTGTGGACCCGTTCGTGGGGGTGGAAGCATGCCCCGCCTGACGCTGGTGGTCGAGTACGACGATGCCGCTCCGATCGAAGTCGGGTACGGTACGGAGGTGGTCGTTCGCACGCCGAAGCGCTCGGCGGAAGGTGCGCTGCGGATCATCGAGGGCACCGGCAAGCTGGTGAGCGTCGAGTTCGGAGACGCGCTGCACGATGCGGATGACGACGAGTCGACGGGTGTCGGTGTGCGCAGAGTCGCCGCAGATGGCAACGTCACGGAGATGGATTTCGACGCGCCGGAGCGCGTTGTGGCGCTGTTCGTCCACTCGTTCTCCAAGCTGTTCGAACAGCATCCGACCGCAGAGAACTACGTGCAGTTGGAGGTCAGGCGCGCGGGCGAGGACGCAGGCTACATCGTGACGGTCCAGCGATCGGACAGGAAGTCGCCGCACGAACTGCGCGTCGCGGCGGAAGCGCAACGCGACGAAGCGGAGATCCTGCTGCGAGAGATGGTCGCGCAGCACTGCGCGGACGACGGCACGATCCACGGGAGTCCGTACACGCTGCAGGCGTTCTGCCTGTCGACGAACGCTGACGCGCTCCAGTACCTCGTCGGACGCGGGCAGGCGGTCGAGGTGTACGACGGGCTCGGACGCCAGTACTACGCGAGGTGGCCGGAGCCCGTGGCGGACGACGCGAAGGAGTAGCCATGTGCGACGGAAACCCCATCTACGCCACCGCGATCGGGATGAGCATCGGCGTGGTGCTCATGCTGGCCACGATCGGAGCGGTGTTGGTGGCGCGAGAGGTGGTGCGCTGGTGGCGCTGCGGTCGCCTGTTGCGGAACCTACGCGGCATCGGTGGTCCGTTCTGACAGTCCAAAGTCGAAAGTCTCGATACTCGCGCGCGCGCGAGTAGCCATCCTCCGCAAACGCAAGACGGCCATGGATGCAGAGATGCAGAAGCGGTCGTTTTCGTGCTGGTCGTGACGACCGGTCGCCGCAAAGTCGAACCGAACGGTTACATGCGTGGTTGAGAAATAGCGTTGACAACGACGCGTGCCGGGGTACGATGGCGTCGTGTGCATCGGTCGGGCGACCGGTGTGGGTCTACCATCGCGGAGGAGCATCATGACGGACAAGGTGATCGTGCGGACCGTGAACGCGGGCGTCCACTACGGCACGCTCGACAGCCGCGACGGCGGCGAGGTGGTGCTGACGGGAACGCGCAGGATGTGGTACTGGGACGGCGCCGCGTCCCTGTCGCAGTTGGCGCGCGACGGCGTGTCGAAGCCGAAGACGTGCAAGTTCTCGGTGACGCTCGACAAGATCACGGTGCTCGGAGCCATCGAGATCATTCCGTGCACCGAGAAGGCCGTGGCGTGCATCGAGGCGGTGCCCGAATGGACCGCGTGAGCGGCTCCGGCTCCGGCTACGGCGACGGCTCCGGCTCCGGCTCCGGCTCCGGCGACGGCTACGGCTCCGGCGACGGCTACGGCGACGGCTACGGCTACGGCGACGGCGACGGCTACGGCGACGGCGACGGCTACGGCTCCGGCGACGGCTACGGCTCCGGCGACGGCTACGGCGACGGCTACGGCTACGGCGACGGCGACGGCTACGGCGACGGCTCCGGCGACGGCTACGGCTCCGGCGACGGCTACGGCGACGGCTACGGCTACGGCGACGGCGACGGCTACGGCGACGGCTCCGGCTCCGGCGACGGCTAGATCGTAGGATCGTGCACGTCCGGCCCGTCATCCACCGGCAGCGTGATGTCCGGCGGCAGCGGATCGAGCCCTAGCTCCGCTCGCAGCACGCGCACCGACCCCAGCGGATCTTCCTCGTCCTGTCGCCGCCACCACGGTGCGTCGGCGTACCGCCGGTGCATCTCGGTCGCGTAGTCGGTGTACTCAAGTAGCTCGATCGGCGTGATGCCGAGTGCGTCGGACAGCGCGCACAGGGTTCGCAGCGACGGCCAGCGGGTGCCCGCTTCGTACTCCGTGATCCACCGCCCGAACGGCGTGGTCTGCCCGACGACGGACGCGCGGCGGGCAAGCTCGCGCTGCGAGAGCCCCATCTCGGTGCGGGCGGCTAGCAGTTTCGCTGGTGAGAACCGCCACACTGCTACTCCTTGAGCGGCACGGCGAACGCGGCCAGCACCTCGGCGATGGAGCGGTCGACGACGTCCGGTGAGCCGGACACGTCGCGCAGGTGGTCAGACCAGCGCCGGACCTCGCGTTCGATGCGCTTGGCGGCTTCCGGCTCAGCGTTCGCCCAAAGTTCGGACAGGTCCACCCCCAGCAGCGCTCTGGACGCGATTGCTGCTGCAGCGTCTCTGGTTCGCTCGACGGGTCGACCGGACATGGGCGGTAACGCTTGCGTCGGTGGTTGTTGAACCTTCTTGAATTCTACGGTCGCCAATCGAAATCAGCAAGGCCGGAACGCCAAACGCAGTTGTGAGCGGAAACGAGTGGTGTACAATGAACGGCGGAGGGCGACCATGACCGGCAGACACGCAGGACCAGACGGGAAGAAGCGCGCGACCAGCAAGGAGAAGAAGACCTCGCCACGACTTGGCAAGCCTGGGCCGCACATCACCGTCGACCTCGCGCTCTACCGCAGGGCGTGGGAGATCTACAAACTGCGGCCGTACCCGAACGCGATCTACGAGGGCATCCCGGAGATCGGGCGCACGTACGCGAAGCAGCTTGTCGAGCGCGGCGTGCCGGAGATTGGGCTGCCGCCGCTCTCGATCAAGATGCAGGTCGCGATGTCGTTGGCCACGCAGATGGACGTGGACGAGGCCGCGCAGTCGGTGGCGGTGGGGCGCAAGGCGCTTCGCACCGCGCTGCGCGCGATGCTGCTGCGCATCGATCAGGTGGTGTCGTCGCCGACCGAGCTAGCGCGGCTGTCGCCCGCCGCGTGCATCGCGCTGATCCCGAAGTCCGTCGAGTTGAACGAGAAGCTGTCGAAGCCGACCGATGAACTGACGATGGACGCGCTGAACCAGTTCAACGACGGCGTCACGGACGTGCTGGGAGGCCTGTTCGCGTCGCTCCGCGACATCGCTGCCAAGCGTCTACCCAAGACGCCCGACGCCGCGAAGATGAACGCCACCACGCCCGAGCGGCTCGACAAGCTGGAGAAGACCGGGGCCCTCGAATGAAGTCCGCCGCACCTCCGCGCGGCGCCCGGCGACCGCAGGCGTCTCCGTCGCCGATCATCGTCCCGCGCATCACCGAGCCGCTGCGGGCGGTCGTCCCGCCCGCGGTGCTCCGCCAATCGAAGGAACTCAACCCCGAGCAGCGTACCGCGCTCAAGACCGCGATCGTGTCGGTGCTCGACGACTGGCTGCGTCCGTACCAGCGCGAGTGGCTGGCGGACACGTCCCAGCACAAGGTGGCCAACTGGTCGCGCCAGATCGGCAAGAGCGAGGTGATCTCGCTCGAGGCGATTCTTCAGGGCCTCGAGCCGCCGGAGACGATGGAGAAGTGCGAGATCCTCGTCAGCGCCAGCCAGTCGCAGGCGAACGAGATCATGATGAAGGCCGTGCGCTGGAGCCACATCATCGACGAGATCGCGCGCAAGACGCTGGGCGTCTCGATCTACATGAACGGCAAGGGCCCGCAGTCCGCTCACCCGGAGCAGATCTGGTTGTACAATTCCGTGCGCGTCATCACGCTGCCCGCGAACCCGTACTCCGCTGCGGGCTACCACGGCGACGTCTTTTGGGATGAGGTCGCCAAGACTCCCCACGATGACCTGATGTGGGACGCGCTGCACCCGATGATCTCCGGCAACAACTACCGCTTCCGCGCCACCAGCACGCCGTGGGGCGACCAGGGGAAGTACTACGAGATCTGGCACAACCTCCCCGACTGGTCGAAGCACCAAGTCACGATCATCGACGCCGTGCGCCAGGGCGTCCCGCGCGACCTGGAGTCCATGCGACGCCAGTACGACGCGATCACCTGGGCGCAGAACTACCTGTGCCGATTCCTCTCGTCGCTGACGAGCGCGTACCCGCGCGACCTGCTGAAGGCTGCGATCGAGTTGTACTCCGACCTGCCGGACCTACCGCGCGCGCCAGCTCCGGGCGTCTGGCCGGACGACGTGTACGTGACGCTGGGCATCGACATCGGCCGCACCAACGACCGCACCGCGCTGGTGTGGGAGTACGAGTACCCGCAGGGCTGCTACCGCTTTGAGCGCGTGCGGCAACTGGTCAAGATGCCGTTCGCGCAGCAAGAGCAGGTCATCCGCGAGATCCTGCGCGGCGGCGAAGTTCACAAGTGCCAGATCGACTCGACCGGCATCGGCATGCAGATGGCGGAGAACCTCTCGAACGAGTTCCCCGAGATCGTGCGACCGGTGACGTTCACGAACCAGCAGAAGGCGCAGATGGTGCTGGCCATGCGCGCGGACTTCGAGCGCGGCGTGCTGGCCATGGTGCCGGACAACGACCTGCTCAGCGACTTCACCTCGGTGCGGCAGGAGATCCTGGAGTCGTCGCGCACGGTGCGGTTCGGCAGCGCACGCACCGCCAGCGGGCACGCGGACGGGCACTGGGCGGCAGGCCTCGCGCACGACGCGCAGGTCAACCGCGCGGAGTGGCAGGTCGGCGACAGCGACGTGGACGAGCCGGTCATCCGGCGTCGGCAGCAGGGCAAGGGCTTCTCGATCGAGACGCCGCTTCCGGTCGATCCGTACTACGGCGGCATGGGCGGGATGCCGAAGGGCAGCGACATCACCGGCGGCCCGAGCTACGAGGGCGACCTCGACGACCTGTCGATGCTCGACGACGAGACGCTGGAGATGAAGCTGCTGGGGCTGGACCCGGACGACTACGACGAGGACCAGGAGAAGCGCACGGCTGGCCGCCGAGCGCAATTGTTCAAAGGCGTTCGCAAAAAGAGTTGACGATCGTGATGGGCCGTCGTAACGTGGCACCATGACGCGGACGAACCGCGGCGAGAGGGGGTCGACCATGACGAGCTTCATCCGAGCCAAGTACGAAGGGCGCTGCAGCGACTGCGGGCGCCGCATGCCGGTCGGAACGCTCATCGCGTGGAAGCACGGTGCATCGCGCGAGGTGCGCTGCATCGAGTGCGAGGACGTGCGCAGCCGCCAGCCGATGTTCATGGCCCACGCGGATCGCCACGAGCGCGACGACTACTACGCGCGCCGTGCACGCGCGGGCGTCAACCGCGCGCTGGCCGACGCCCGCCGGAACGAGATCGCCGCGATGACCGCGCAGGCGGTCGCCCACGCGGGTGCGTGATGGAGCGCAAGAAGCACCTCTCCTGGCGCGGCGTCCTGCGCGAAGCCGCGACGGATATCCTGTCCACGGTGCGCTCGTCGCGCGACTGCGGAGCGCTTGACGAGAGCCGAAGCTACCGGCTGGACTGCAACACCGCAGATCGCGTGCGCGCTACGCTCGAGGAACTGCTCAACGGACCCATCCAGCGCGTGGGCGACGGCAACGCGACGCTGCTGGTGGCGCTGTCCGAAGCGGAGGCGGATGCGCTGCTTCGCGCGTACAGACACGCAGAAGCCTCCATCGACTACGACAGAACGAACGCCGCGCAGCACGGGTGGTCGCGTGCTGCCATCCGCTCGATGACCGGCGCCATCAGCCAGATCTATGACGCCAAGAGGAGGAACGCGCGATGCTGACGATGCAGACGCTCTGCGACCGCCTGTGCGCCACGAAGGGCGCGGGACGTACCGGGTGGCTTCACCCCGACGACGCCGAGCGCGTCGAGCACCTCGTGTGGTGCTTCAGTGAAGGGCTGGTGGCGTGATGAGGAACGTGGTGGTCGATTGCGCGCTCGGCGCAGAACTGAACGCACAACTGGAGCAGCTTCGTGTCGCGGCGGCTGCGTGTCTGAAAGCCGCAGCGATGATCGACGCGGAGGACATCGTCGAACTGGCGCTCACGCACCGCAGCGACGTGGTGATCGGACGTCTGGCGATGGCGATGGACCTGATCTCGGTCGCTGCGGCCCGGCTCGGCGTCACACAAGCGGTCGCGAACAGCGAGATCCGGTGCAACGAAGACGCGCTGCTGACGGAAGAAGACCTGCAACGCGTCGGGCTGGTGGCCGTGCAGATGAACGAGAACGGCGACGGGTTCGGTCCGGTGGGCAACGCGTAGGGGGTGGAGATGTTCGACGACCACGGGCGCTACGTGCACGAGGTGAGCGGAGAGATCGGCGTGCTGCTCACGCGCATGCTGCAGGCTGCGGTGCTGATCGGTGCGTGCGTGATCATGGGCGTCGCCGTGGCCGCGGCGTACGTGGGGTAGGCGATCCGGCAGTTGGGCGCGTTGGGACGTCGGCGGTCGGGTCGCGCATGGGCCAGTAGCTCAGTTGGGTGAGCGCCACCCTTGCAAGGTGGAGGTCGCCGGTTCAATCCCGGTCTGGTCCACTGCGTTGGAGAGGTAATCGATGGAGTACATCGTTAGAGACGTCACACACAGCCACCGGACGATAGATGTAGGCACGGGCTCGCTGTCGTTCGACAAGAAGACGCAGGCTGTTCACCTGTTCTCTGACGAGGGACGAGGCCGGTGCGTCGCGCAACTGGATCGAGCCATGGTGACGCAGATGGCGACGGCTGGAATCTGGATTGTCGGGTACAAGCCAGACGGAATCGACAAGCATCGACGGCAGCGATTCGTACTGACCGAGTGGTTCTGCGCGTACAAGGAGCACTAGACCATGGAGATGCAACTTCGAGAGCCCCGCGGAGCGATCGACCCGCGCTTGACCGAGTCAGAGGAGCGCGAGGTGCTCCGCCGCATGGACGCAGACTTTGCGCGGCTGTTCGGCGCTGGCGGTCTGCCGGAGTGCCGGTGCTGCATGCCGGACCCCGCCACGGAAGAACGCATCCAGCGTTTACGGAGCGCGACGTGACACGACGTCGCCAGCACACCGGCAAGCGCGTCGACAAGGCCAAGACGCTCGCGGCGCACGCGGGCTCTAGACTGCACGAGCGCTACGGGCTCGCGCACCGCGACGCGGAGGCCATCGCGCAGTTGATCCGCGACGGGAAGTCGACGCCGGTCGAGAAGCAATCGAACGCCCGGTCTGTCCACGACGTGGTGTACGACGGCGTGACGATTCGCGTGGTCTATGACCGCGAGCGGAAGTGCTTGATCACCGCGCTGCCGAAGGAGGCGATCGGCTCATGAGCGCTACCGGACGATCTGACGTTCGCAGACCGATGGACTGCTACGACACGCCTGACTGGTGCGTCGAGTGGCTGCTCAACTGCCCGGCATTCATAGGAAGCATCTGCGCTGGAGAGACTCCACGCGTGTGGTGCGACCCGTGCGCTGGCTCGGGCTCGATCGTGGGAGCGGTCAACGCGTGGTCGACGAAGCACCCGGATTGCACGCCGCTTCCGGAGTGGCTCGCGTGGGACGTGGCGCCCAGGTCGCCGATCGTGCGCGCCCACGACTACCTCGACGCGGCGTTCGATCCTCCGCGCGTCGACGTGCTGTTCACGAATCCGCCGTACTCGATGGCGGAGGAGTTCATCCGCAAGGCGGTCACGCACTCGAGCGCGGTGGTGATGCTGCTCCGGCTGCCGTTCCTGGCCAGCCGCAAGCGGCTGCCGCTGTGGAGCGCGGTCGGAACGCCGGACGTCTACGTGCTGGCGAAGCGCCCGTCGTTCACGGGCGGCGGCACGGACGCGACGGACTACGCGTGGTTCTCGTGGCCGGTGACTGCTGCGAAGGAGAAAGCCAGCGGGGTGGTTCGCGTTCTTGACGGCTCGTTCGTTTAGCGCGACGGTAACGCTGGCGGTTGGGCGACCGCTGGCGTGGAGCGGAAGGAGCATCTCGATGTGGCGCGGCATCACGCACTCGTGCGGACACCACTGGCATTACGAGCACACGCTCATGAGATCGGAGCATGGGTACGAACAGGAGCGCGAGACGCTGGCGCGGAGCAGCGACCACCCATGCCCGAAGTGCATCGGGCTCCAGCCGCCGTACCCGTTCAACGGCACGGATGAGTTACGGGCGATCGGGACTCCGCTGAGCCTGCACGGTGCGGATGGAGTCGCGATCCCATGGCAGGTGAAGCCATGAAGACCGGCAAGCACCGCCAGGAGCGCGTCCACGATGGCTTCGGCGACTGGATGCGGAACCGCCGCGAGCACGCGAAGTACGGGCTCCGCGAACTGGCTCGGCTCATGCCCGCGTCTGCGTCGTACCTGTCGCGGCTCGAGACGGGCAGCGAGACGAGCCCGCCGAGCGAGGAGTTCCTTGATCGCTGGAGCGACTTCGTTGGCGTGCGCGCGTACGATGCGTGCTGGCACGCGCGCCGCATTCCGCACAAGATCGCGCGATACCTGACCAGCAAGTGGGACGGTCCAGCGCTGGCCATCGAGAACAACGAACTGCGCGAGGCGCTGCTGGCGCTCTACCGGCTGCACTGCCCTGCGACGGCTGAAGACAAGCTGCGGTACGACACCGATACCAATGGGTGGAACGCGATGCTGTTCGGCGTGCTCAAAAGCGCGCAGAAGGTGCTGGGCATCGATCGCGAGGCGGAGTGGAAGGTCATCAACGAGGAGATGGACGCGCTGCAACGCGAAGACGACGACGTCGACGAACTCGTTCCAGCGGTCGTTGCGTGCATTGAGTGTCAACACCGCGCCGAGTGCATTGATCGCGGAGTCGATCACGTTTGTCCACCACAGGAGGATGCAAGATGAAGATCGAGAAGCTGACGCCGGAGCGGGAAGCGCAGATCGCGGTCTACCGCGATCGGTACTTCGCGCTGGCGACGAGCACGGAGCGTGCGGACCGCCCGCGAGCGGAAGCAGCGGCGCGCGCCATGGCAGAGATCGCTGGTGTGAAGGTCAACAGCGTCGTGTGGGCGGCGACGCCGCAGGACGGCCAACGCGAGTACGAGAATGCGTGGGCCTCGCTGCGGGCCTCGCTGGGGGCCTCGCTGCGGGCCTCGCTGTGGGCCTCGCTGTGGGCCTCGCTGTGGGCCTCGCTGCGGGACTCGCTGCGGGACAGCGACTGGACTGCATTCTACATCTACGCGCAGGAGCAACTCGCGGTCGTGTACGACGAGCGCAGCGCCAACGTGCTGCGGCTGCACAACGAAATCGCGGCGTCGTGCTTCGCGCTGTGGATCGCGCCCGGCACGGTCATCCTGTGCGAGCGGCCGACGAAGTGCGAGGTCGTGGGCGGGAAGCTCGTCAACGTCGAGTGGGAGTGACAACCATGGTGGAGCGCATCCTGTTCGGGCTCGGGAACGGCATGTACGGCGGGCACCGCGGCGGCGTGGTGATGGATGGGGAGTGCATGGGGCTGGCAGTCGATCCGCACTGCGACTCATCGGAGTACGGGCTGCACTCTGCGCTTGAGGACGCGGGCTCGTTCGTCGAGTTCATGGAGGAGCGGATCGGCGTCAAGGGCATCCGCAGCACGGACGGTGATCCCGGCAGCGGGCTGTGGGTGTACGAGATCGCGGTCGATCAGAACCACGTCGATCCGGACGAGTGGACGCACCTGCGCCAGGGCAAGCTGCGACGACCGTCTCCGGACGAACTCGACTTCGTCAGCGGCGGCATCCCGCCGATCGGATGGTCAGGTAGTTGCTACCGGCTGTAGAGGAGGAGAACCATGGACGACGGACGCTACCGCGTCTGCGGTCGGCTCGGAACCACGCCCGCGGACGAGCAGAAGCTGGCGGTGCAGTTGGAGATCGTCTACTCCGGCACCCACCACTCGGACTGGATGCCCGTCAACCCGAAGCTGATCGCGTTCTTCATGGCGCATCCGCTCGAGAAGTGGTGGCCGCGCTTCGCCGGAGACGCCACGCTCGACGACGTGGAGCGCGTCTCCAAGCGCATCATGGACCGCGCAGGTCGGTGCCCGTGGCCGATCACCGAAGACCTCGCGCGCGGACTGGCCCGCGTGATGACCGAGGTGGTCGTGGCCATCCGCGAACAGGTGTGGGCGGGCGAAGACGCGGAGGACGGCGACTTCGGGTTCGACGACACAGCGCTCTCGTGGGGCGGCATCCGCATTGGCATCAAGACGGATCAGATCGACGGGATGATCACCATCCCGCTGATCGAACAGCCCGCCTACGACTTCGACGTGAAGACGGGCGACACGCTGGGCGGGCTGATGGTGGCAGCGAAGGAAGCCGAGGCGCTGCTCCGAAAAGCTCTCGGGCCGGTGAGGTGAGCATGGACCCGACGCAACCGGTCGACGGAAAGCTGGGCGACGAACTGCGCGATGGCGTGGACTTCGTCGTGGACAGCGGTGGTGCGATCGAGTGGGAGAATCCAGCGGGCAAGTCGCAGGCGTTCATGGGCGTCGACTGGGGCATCGGTCCAGACAGGATCGTGACGTCGGTGGTCGACCGCGACGGGGGCGTCATCGCGTGCATCGATGGCGGGATGGCGTCGTCGGAGGACATCCGGTCACTGATTCGCAAGTGGAGCGAGACGCCGCAAGACCCTGCGCGGATGGTGCTGCTTCCTGACGAACCGCCCGTGATGTTCGTTCCGTTCACGCGGCGTGGGATCGACGAAGACTTCAAGCTGTGGATCGAGCGCGCGGACGCTGAGGTTCGACGAGCGTTCCAGATCCCGGAGAAGATGCTCCGCGGTGAGGAGCTTCGGAAGCGCATGGTCGAGTGGAAGCGACTGCCGAAGCGTGGAGAGCACCGCCGCCGCAAGGTCCAGACGCGGCGCGGAAAGAAAGCGTGGTGGTGAGGATGAACGCCGACGACCGCCGCTATCTCGAACGCGTGAGCGACGTGCTGTGCGCGTTGCCGCTCCCGTGCGCTGCCGGTGGCACGCAGTCGCAGAGCGTCGGCGGGTTCGTGTCGTTCGGCATGGACGGGAGCTTCGCCAAGCCGCTGATCGAGAAAGCGCTGCTGCTGGTCCGCTCCAGGGGCTTGCCGCAGTTCGACGAGTTGGATCAGCAAGACCTTGACGAAGCACTCGCGCGGCTGGAGGCGTTCGTGGTGCGGAGACGCGCGGAGGACTGGTGCGAGTGGGTGCACCGCTCGCTCAACAGCAGACGTGCGGACTACGAGATCGGTCCACTTCCGACGATGGAGGATGCGCGATGAGCACAGACAACGGCTCGAAGATGGACCGGCCGCCGTGCTACGAGACGGACCCCGCGAAGGTGTTCGGTGGGTGCGTTGCCGGTCCCGGCTGCGACGGGTGCGCGGCGGATCGGTCGCATGCTGGAGCGAAGCCGGAAGCGGATGTGGTTGAGAAACTCGACGCGCTGTTGACGTTCGCGGAGAAGGCCGCACCCGGCTTGCAGACGCCAGCGCTGATCCGTGCGTCGACGCCGGGACTGCGCGAAAAGTTCTACAAGGAACACGCGCGCTGCGAGGATTGCGGCGGAACTGGGTGGGCGCGTGTGCATGCAGGAAACGACGAGTGGCCGCTGAAGCGATGCTCGTGCGGCGGCGAATCGTCGACGCCATCCGTCGTCGTCCGCAATCGAGAAACCGGCGCGACGACCGAGCACACGCACGCTGATCTTCGCGAACAACGCATCCTTGTGGAGTCGACGTACTACGGGCGCCCGATGTCCGAACTGTCGCGCGAGGAACTGATCACCGCTCTGGAAGAGTGCGGGCGCGCCATGCGCGAGATGGAGCAGCGACTCCGCGACCGAACGAAGCTGGGGGTCGGAAGATGACAATCACCACGTTGGTGTTGTTGGCCTTCGCAGTTCTCGCTGCTGCCGGATTGGCGTGGAACAGTTGGCGCGCGCGGAAGCGGCAGCGGGCGTTTCAGCGGTATCTCGACAAGCACCACGACGACTACCACTACCGCATCATCGCAGTCGGCAAGAAGATCGACGCCCCGATCAATGTGGTGGTCGGCGACCGCCATACCATAGCGAAGTTCCCGTCTGTGTCCGGCGCACCGGGCCACTACGCGATCTACCGCGGCGGGCGGGTGACGCGATGATCTGCCTGCTCACGTACCGCGGGTACTACAAGCCCATGCGCGCAGCCGAGGTTCCGTCGTGCTCTGGCTGCGGCGCGTGCTGTGGCATCTACGGTGTCCCGATCAAAGCGGAGGAGTCCGCGTCGCTGGAGCCGTGGACGTGTGATCAGCGGGACGAAGGACGCCACGGCATCGTCGACTACATCCCGCTCGTCGGTGCTGGCGGCGCGGCGGTGAAGTCGAAGCACCGGAATGTCGTCTGCATCGCTGACGAGAGCGTCACCGGGAGGTGTCGGAAGCTGACCGGCACAGTCGGATCTGACGCCGCGTGCTCGATCTACCACGCACGTCCCACCGACTGCCGGACGTTCGTGGCTGGCTCGTGGAACTGCTTGACGTCTCGTCTGGCGATGGGGCTGGGCGTGCCCGGGTGGTTCGCGCGAGCCCACGCACGCGTGCATGCGCTGGCCAGCGCCGCTCCGGTCCACTGAGCCCGTCTTGCGATCCCGTCGTCCTGCGTGTACGATTCTGGCGCGATCCCTCGCAGCCGGAGGCATCCCATGCCGCGTTTTTCGCTGAAGGACGTCAAGACCGCGACGCTAGAGCACCGCTGGAACCCCGATAAGGACGACGTCAGCGAGGACGTGATCCGCGCGATGCAGGGGCTCGACGTGGAGAAGGGCGGGATCGACGCGCTGGCGAAGATCATCGACCTGGGAGCGGTCGAAAAAGCCGTCGCTCCGGCGCGCGAGGATGCCCCACGTTCGAAGCAGTCGTCCGGCGGCGCCAACGACGCAACCGCGAAGCCCAAAGCGAAGGACGACGGCAAAGCGCCCGCGCCGGACGGTGAAGCGGACGACTCCGGACCCGAGGACGCCATCAAGCCGCTCATCATCGAGGTCTACAAAGCCTGGGCGGGCACGACCCGCGGCCAGACGCTGCCCGAGGGCGCACCCGCGTGGGTGCAGGCGCAGCAGGGCGAGAACGCCGCGAAGTTCGCGCTGCGCGCGGCGGGCGAACTCGCCAAGATGCCCGAGGCGCGCGAGGCCATGGTGTCGGTGGGGCACGGGCCAGACTGGGACGACTGGGTCGCGGCGGTCATGCGCTACGACGGCGCGAAGGCGCTGGCGGACAAGCCCGCGCCCGGCGCCGTCGAGAAGGCGCTGCTGGACACGTCGCCGCTCGCCGCTCTGGCACAGTTGGTCGAGGAGCACGGTGCATGAGGTTCGTGCGGCGCGGTGGCGACGAGGTGTCGCACGTGCAGTTGGTCGCGTTCAACCGCACCAACTGGAGCGAGAGCGAAGCGGAGTCGTGGATGCTGAACCGCGACCTCGCGACTGATGGCGGGTCGACGGCGGAGGACTGGCTGCTCTACCCGCAGGGAGAGAAGGACGAGACGCGGTACGACTACCGCGATCTGGTGCTGTCGCGCGTGGGTGGGCTGCCCGACGTGCGCGTGGTGATCGGCGTGCCCAACGGGCGCGCGATGCAACTCGGAAGGAGGCGGTGATGCCCCAGGTGATCGAGATCGGGAAGCGCGGAGGGAAGATCGTTGGGCATCGCGGCGGGAAGCCGGTGTACGGTGGCGACACGCCCACCGCTCCGGCCAAGCGCTCGTCTCCGACTGACGCCACGTTCGCCAACGACGACGTGAAGAAGAAGTACGGCGAGCACGTGAAGAAGATCCACGGTCTGCTCGACAAGATCGGACCGAAGATCGCGGAGACCGGCAACGACGTCCCCGCCGATTCGCACAAGTGGACCGGCGACCTGCACCACGCCAACGAGATGCTCGCGGAGGCCTCGTCGCACGTGGGCGCGGGAGACGGCACATACGAGGAGCCGTACCACCCCGGGCAGTCCGGCGCGGAGCGCCGCGCGCTGCACAAGAAGAACGCCGCGTCGGCGATCGGCAAGCTCCACGACGCGGTCGACAGCTTCCACCGCGGCAGCAATGACAACCGCGTCGACTACGGGCACATCGGATCGCTCAGCGAGACGCGGAACCACCTGCAGAACCTCCACGACCAGTTGCACGGCGAGGGGCAGTACGCACCGCGGCGCGAGCCCCGCATGGTGCCGAGCGCGACGAAGAAGCCCGCGGCCATCGACAAGCTGCTCAAGGTGTAGTCCATGCACGCGCTGCTCAAACTCGGAACGGTCGAGGTTGTCCGCGCCACGCTGCTCGACGAACCGAAGGACTGGCACGAGGCGATCGACGCCACGGTGGAGTGGTCCGGCGACGACTCGATCCTCGCAGCGATCGAGGAGCACGAGGGCTCCTACGCGGAGACCGCACGGCTCGAGAACTACGCGGTCGCGCGCATGCGAGCGCTCGCAGACGAACTGCAGAGCGACGGCGTAGACGCCACGGTCGAAGTGCACGGCATCCCGGAGCGCCCGGCGGACCCAGCGACGGACGAGAGCGGGCAGCCGATCGTCTACTAGGAGGGCGTCGTGCCGCACATCGTTGAGATCGGGAAGCGCGGCGGCAAGATCATCGGCCGCAAGCCGGATGGCACTCCGATCTACGGCAAAGAGGGCCCCGACCGACAGCCAGCCGCGCAGGAGCAGCCCGGCGGTGAGCGGAAGCCCGCGCAGCAGGAACCGCCGAAGCGCGTGCGTGACGCACGACTGCCCGCGCAGGGCGTGCAGATGCGCGGGCGGTACAAGGGTGCCATGGGCGTGCTGGTCGAGAACGTCGACGGCACGTTCACGCTTTCGGTGGATGGCCAGCGCCACGGCGTCTACAAGAGCCCGAGCAGCGCGGCCAGTGCGTGGTTCGGAAGCGCTCAGAATGGCTTCCGGGTGTTCGGCATCCTCAACGCGAAGCCGGAGCCCGGTCCGAAGCCCCCCGAGCCCGAGCCTCCGAAACCCACGTGGCCACCGAAGCCCGTCGATCCTCCGAAGCCTCCGGTCCCGCCGGTCAACCGCGACGCGCGGCTGCCGAAGTCCGGCGACTCGCGTGTGCGGCTGTGGAACGGATCGAAGGTCGCGGTCATCTTCGGCGAGGGCAGCGAGGTCGAGATCGAGGTCGACGGGAAGTCGCGCGGGAAGTTCAAGAGCATCTCCGCCGCGGCCAGTGCGATCACGGGCTCGGCGCAGAACGGGTACCGGTGGTTCGGGCTGGGCGGTGGCGAGAAGCCGCCGAAGCCGAAGCCGAAACCCAAGCCGACGCCGCCCACTCCGCCAAAGCCGCCGGAACCGAAGCCGATCGAGCCGGTCAAGCCGCCAGAGCCACCGAAGCCTCCGGAGCCGCCCGAGCCGAAGTCGGAAGCGTCGCAGGCCGAGTACAAAGCCGCGTGGTCGGTCGCGTCCGGCGCGAGCGCCGCGGCGTGGCGCGCGCAAAAGGGCGTCAAGAAGTCGCTGCCGCTCGAGCAGCAGATCGCGGCGCACCAGTCAGCGATCGACGCGTTCAAAAAGGCCAAGGACGAGTGGGAGAAGGTCGCTGCCATTGCGCGCAAGCTCGGGCTCGACAAGCAGGCCAAGTGGGCGGACCAGGGTGCGAGCGGATCGCAGTCGAGCATCTCGAGGAACCTCAAAGCCATCGAGAAAGCGAAGGCGCTGGACCACGTGAAGTCCGATGCGTCCACGACGCCGGTCGACACCTCCGCGCTACCGACGCTGGACGCGCTGCTATCCAGCCCCAGCGACGCGATGCTCGAAGGACTGCACGACTACACGAAGAAGCTGCTGGCGGCGTTCGGTGCGAGCGACGGGAAGATGGACGACGTCGCGGTGGAGCGCGCGGTGCAACAGTCGAAAACGATGTCGTCTGATATTGAGGCTACGTGTAAGCGCATTCACGATGGCATGCCGTCGATGCCAGAGAACTTCAAGATGGGCCTTTCGCACAGCGGTGTGGAGGGCTCGAACGCGCACATGAAGCTGCACAACGAGCTAATGAAGCGCTCGCAGTCGCAAGTAAACTTTTCGTCAGCAATGCTCACGCATCTGAGGCCAGGACATACGATCAGCGTCGAACTAACCGCGCCGCATGTATTTAGCAACGGAACCACATCGTACAATTACGGGCGTGCAAGCTGTCTATTTGAGAATCGGTTTCAATCCGTGATGAAGCTTGCTCCTGGCGACCCAAAAAAGTACGTGATCGTTCACGAAGCTGGCCACGCACTCGAGGGCGACGCCGGTTCTGGCGATAGGCTGTCGCGCATCCAGACGCTGGCTACTAAGTACCGGAGATGGCAGTCGAATCGCACGAACAACAGCGGCATCACCGGCCACGTCGATCTGATCGGCATGCCCGGCGAAAAGCGGCTGCGCGGCAAGTTCATCGACCCGTACGCCGCGAAATACTACGATCACGGTCACACGGAGATCGTCTCCATGGGGCTGGAGATCTGGCACGAAGGCGGCGCTCGCCTCCGCAAGATGATCCGCGACTTCCCCGAGCACTACGCGATCATCCACGCGCTGGTCAGCGAGGCGCACAAGAAAGCGACGGCAGGAGGAACCACGTGAAGCCCGAACACCTCGCGCTGGCGCTGCGGGTCAAGACCGGGCTGCCGTTCCAGCCGGACGCCATCCACCCCGGCGCGGTGCACTTCTGCCCGCGTACCGGCGAGACGTTCTTGCGCGTCTGGCCGGACGACGGATGCTACGTGGTGCAGGCGTTCATCGCATCGGAGCAGCGCTCTGTTGCGAAGTCGCTGGACGAGGTTCCGGACCTGATCGGCACGACGCTCGCGCGATCGATGTCGCGGGAGCACCACGGCGTCACTGTGGTCGCGGACGCGCTGGCGAAGGACATCGACCAGCGCGTGGCGGAGCGGCTGCTCGGTCGCGGGGCCCGCGTGGACCGGCTCGAAGACCTGGGAGACGGGTTCCTGACGTACGACATCGTCGGCGTCGGGACGTGCAGACTGCGGCGCAGCGACAGCGGGCGCTCGGTGACGAGCGCGGAGTTCATGCCAGACGCGACGGACAAGTTCGAAGCGGAGAAAGACCTGGGCGGCATGACGCCCGAGCAGGCAGCGGACTGGATCGCGTGGCGGGCAGTGGCACCGCGCATCAAGGGGTGAGCGATGACTTGCATCCTGCGGGTGGAAGGCGACGTGGTGGTCACGCTGCACGTGCCCGGCAAGACGTGGGCGGAGATCGCCGATGCGGATCGCGCGGGGCGCGTGACGTGGGACGGCAACGAGTCGCTCATCGAGCGTGCGCGCAGCCTGCGCCCGTACGTGGCCGCGTGCCGCTCGTCGGCTCAACTGCAGTCGCTCTGCAACGAACTGAACTACGGCGGCATCAACGCCGCGATGACGGTCGCGGACGCACCGCCCGCTCTGCCCGCGTACCCGCCCGAGGTGGTCGCGTAGGAGGTGCCCGATGCGCGCGGTGATGAAGGTCGGGCCCCGCGGCGGGCAGATCGTCGGCTACCAGCACGGCGACATCACGAAGCCGATCTACAAGCGCGGCGATGACGGCACTATCGCCCCGCACCCGCTCGAGCGGAACTCCAGCGAGTGGGTCTACGACCTCGAGCACGATCGGTACTCGCTCTACCGCGACGGCAACACCGTCCTGGTCTGGAGCAAGAAGGAGTGGCGCGACGACGGGCCTGTCACCATGCATCGGATCAAGATCGAACTCCCGGACGGAACTGCAGCGCACAACGCGCTCTGGTCGACAACGGCGGGTGCTCCGAAGCCTACACCATGAAGACGTACTCGAGCCTTAACGTCGACGAGTCGGCAAGCTCGGAGGTGATCTCCATGGGCATGCAGCGGATCGTGGGCGAGTGGGGGCTCGAGCAGCCCGGCGTCAGCCCGAACGACGTGGCGCGTCGGCTCACGAAGGACTGGGAGCACTTTGCGATGGCGGACCTCGTCATCGAGCATGCGCTGCACCGGGCGAAGGCATCGGGCAGGCTGCAGCCGACGAAGCGTGGGCGATCGGTCGAGAAGTCCGTGCGCTTCGTGGCGACGGTGGCGTGAGCGCGGGTTGTGCGCGCACGTGAGATCGGGTACGATTCCGCACTGACGCGAGGAGGGATCACATGGCGAGGCGCGGGCGAGGCGCGGGCATGGGCGGTGCTGCTCCGCGGCGATCCGGAGCGGCGATCCAGCACCTGCGCCAGCAACAGAACCTCCAGCAGTCGCAGATCCCGCACGAACCACGCGACGTCGACGAATCCCAGGCGCTGCTCTTTGACCCGGACACGCTTCGCGAGTGGCACGAGGTGCTCGAGGCCACGCGCACGCACAGCCAGTTCGGCGTCTACGCGCTGAAGCAGATCGCGCGCGCGCCCGGCGTCCAAGCCATCGTCAACACCCGGCTCAACCAGCTAGCGAACTTCTCCAGGCCTCGCGAGGACAAGTACGGGACCGGCTTCCAACTGGTGACGCGCGAGGCGAAGCGCTCGCCGACGAAGCAGGAGAAGCTCCGCGCCCGCGAGATCACGAAGATGATCCAGACGTGCGGCTCGTTCGACAAGCCGTACGAGCGCTTCCAGCGCAAGCACTTCGACGTGTTCCTGCAGGAGTGCGGGCGCGACTCGCTGGTCCTCGACGTGTTCCCGTTCGAAGTCATCATGGACCGGCGCGACAAGTACCCGCGCTGGTGGCAGCCCGTCGACGGCGCGAAGATCTTCCGCGTCATCCCTCAGAACCCCTACGGCAACTACAGCCCGACCGACGCCGCGTACGTGCAGCGGTGGCAGGACCAGGACGTCGCGTGGTGGGCGATGGACCAGTTGTGCTGCGGCGTGCGCCGCAGCCGCACCGACATGGAAAGCCAGGGGTACGGCTACCCGGAACTCGCAGAGTGCCTCGAAGTCGTCACCGGAATGCTGGTGGGCTGGGCCTACAACTTCAAGTTCTTCCAGAACGGCGGGCCCCGCGGCGTCGTGAGCGTCAACGGCGAGATCGCGAAGAAGAAGCTGCTGGCGTTCCAACGGCAGATGCTGTGGGCGGCGAGCGGGCTGAAGAACGCGTTCCGTACGCTGATCGTGAACCCGTCAGGCCCGAACGCGTCGATCAACTGGGTGCCGTTCGGCGTCCCGAACAAGGAGATGGAGTTCTCGTCGTGGATCGACTCGAACTTCCGCATGCTGTGCGCGGTGTTCGGCATCGAGCCCGACGAGACAGGCTACCACTACGGCAACGGCACCGGGCAGAAGGCGCTGTTCGAGACGTCGCCGGAGGCCAAGCTCAAGTACGGGAAGAGCAAGGGGCTGAGCCCGTTCCTTCGCAAGATCGAGTTCTTCCTGAACCAGTACATCGTGTGGCGGCTCGAGAACGGCGAGGACTTCGAACTGCAGTTCCTCGGCGACGGCGCCATGAGCGAGAACGAGCGTGCGGACCTCGACGAGAAGCTGGTGCGCAGCACGCACACCATCGACGAGGTGCGCGCGGAGCACGACCTCCCGCCGCTGCCGGACGGCAAGGGCGAGTTCATCCTCAACCCGACGTACTACCAGATCGCGGTGGGCGTGGATCAGGCTGCGCAGGGCGGCATGGGCGGTGGGATGGACGGGCAGGGCGGATCGCCCGGCCAGGACGCCGCAGGTGGCGCGCAGGACGGGCAGAACGGCGCGGGAGAGCAGGGCGGTGGCGGTGACGCAGCGGGACCGGACCTCGCGACGGACTGGGGCGACGCTGGCGCGTCGGTGCCGGAGCACGACTGGGAAGGAGCGGCGGGCGGTGCGATCGGCGCCGGTGGTGGCGATGCTGCGAAGGCCGTCGCTGCGCCGTCAAACGTAGTTGACAAACGCGCTGGGCTGCGCAGAGTCACGGTCGTAGCCTGAGTCGTCGGAGGGTTCCATGCCGCACGTGATCGAGATCGGGAAGCGTGGGGGGAAGATCGTCGGGCACCAGTCGGACGGGACGCCGATCTACGGGAAGGACACGCCGGACCACCAGCACACCGAGGCTCACCGCGCGTCGCATCGTGAGTGGAAGACGCGCTGGGAGTCGCGCGGCGCTGGGCGGTTCAACCAGAAGGTCGTCGAGCGTCGCGCAGACGAGCCGGTGCACGGCGCTGTGTTGCCCGGCAACTGGGACACGGACGGATCGCACAAGTTCGGGCAGCGCATCAGCGAGCACATCGACTACGCGGGGCACCGCCCGGTCACGAAGTACATGCTGCGGTCCGGAGCAACCAGCGACGACATCTACGGAACTCGCGCGTGGGACTTCAGTGGGCTGCACCATGGCGCCACGCACGAGAGCATCCACGACACCATCGACGAAGCGCAGGCCGCGGCGGACAAGCACGCGAAGAAGTGGGAGGCGGAGCACGCCAAGCGCGTCGCGGAGCATGCCAAGACCTCGAGCGCACGGAACGCGCGGCTCGAGAACGCGGGGACGCACTCGCACGAAGCGGTCGAAGGCGCTCGGATCAAGCTCGTCAAAGACGTCGCCAACGACGTCAAACTTGCAGTGTATCAAGTGGTCGATCATCCTGAGATCGAGGAGTTTTCGCACACGAATGGGCACCCGGGCGTTACGATCCACTGGCGCGACTGGGATTTCCCAAAAGACGAGTACGACGAGTCCGGCCACAGCCAGGATGAGCGCTTCGCGAAGAAGCGCAGCGCGATCATGGACGCACTGAAGAAGTCGTTTGGCGCCAAGCTTGCGGACGTCGACGTCCAGATCTACCGCGGCGACAAGAACTACTTCGAAGCGTCGGTGGAAGCGAAGCCCCACGGCGAGTTCGGCATGGACAAGCCCGCGCCGGGATCGACGCCCACGCCGAAGCCGCCGGTCGAGGTGAAGAAGCCCGCGGACGTCGGGACGAAGCCGCCGGAGCGTGGCGACGCCCGCGAGAAGTACGAGTCGCTGAAGACCAGCGCTCAGGAAGCGGAAAACGGCGTCGAAGCCGCGTACAAACGTGGCGACAACGCGGAGGCCTCGCGGTTGCACAAGAAAGCCGCGCACCTCTTCGGTCAGGCGGCGGCGCACAACGCGGACCACGCGGTGGGCACGACTGCGGAGCGCAAGCTGCTGGAGAGCGCCGCGCAGCACCACCACGCGGTGGCAGATGACGCGGCGCGCAAGGCGGCGGAGAAACCCGCTCCGAAGCCGGAACCCAGGCCCGACGTGAAGCCGCCCGAGCCGAAGCCCGAGCCAAAAAAGACCACGTCGCTCTCGGTCGGTCGCGACCCCCGGCTCCCCGACAAGGGCACCGAGGTCAAGAAGACGTGGCGCGGCAAGAACGTCGTCCTCGTCGAGAACGACAACGGCCAGTTCCACCTCTTCGTCGACGGCGCGGAGCACGGCGTGTACTCGAGCCCGTCGAAGGCTGCGAGCACGCTCATGGGCAGCCCGCAGAACGGCTACCTGTTCTTCGGGCTCAACAAGAAGGGGTAGACCACGTGCGCGTCACGCTCGAAGAGGACCACCCCGGAGAACTCGACGCCTGCGACGCGGTCGAGAAGGCGATCACCGCAGTGCGGAAGGCGGTCCCTGACCACCACGCGGCGGAGGAAGCCGAGCAGTCGAAGTACCAGTTGATGCGGTCGGAGCAGGCGGATGCGGAGCAGCGGGCGCACGCGCGGCTGCAGCGCATGGTGGCGGACGTGGAGCGGGTGCTGCGCAGGATGAGGTGAGCGATGAAGCTGGTGTTGCACCGCGCGGAGAAGTCGCTGGACGTCGGCGCGCGCCCCACGACGAACCTGACTGGCACTGTCGAGGTGCCGCGCACCACGCACCCGGTGCTGGTGCAGCCGCCGAAGAAGAAGCGGCGCGAGCACGCGTTCACGGGCTTCATCGACTTCCAAGGGCTGAAGATCGACGTCGAGAACCGCCTGGGCGAGACGCGCTCGGGCGTCGACGGCGACGGGAAGCCGTGGTCGACGGAGATGGTCGCTGGGCACTACGGCGAGATCAGAAACACCGAGGGCACGGACTCCGACGCACTCGACGTGTACGTGGGGCCCAACCACGACTCGTCGCTGGTGGTGGTGATCCATCAATTCGATCCGCAGACCGCAGAGTACGACGAGGACAAGTGCATGCTCGGTTACGACTCGGTCGAGGAAGCGATCGGCGCGTACAAGAAGCAGTACGACCGACCGGGCTTCTATCACGATGGCGAGTACGAAGCGCTGCCGATCGGTGCGTTCTGGCGCTGGGTGCACGACGGGCGGAAGCGCGGGTTCAAGATCGACGCGGAGAAGCTCGTCGGCGGTCGCGCGGACGGGATGACGGACGCGGACTTCGACGCGGACGCGCTCGCCGCGGGCACGAAGCACGAGCGTGAGCACACGAACGACGAGGCGACCGCGCGGGAGATCGCGCGTGACCACCTTGCAGAGGACCCGGCCTACTACACGAAGCTGGCCAAGATGGAGGCGACCATGGGCGACGCGGACAAGAGCATCCACGTGGGGGCGCGCGATGAGGTCGCCAAGAGCCAGACGATCGTGAAGGTGGGGCCGCGGGGCGGCCAGATCATCGGCTACTTGCATGGCGACGAGAAGCATCCGATCTACGCGGAGCGTGGCGCTCACGTGGCGCCGCACCCGAGCGTCGCCAACGCGGGCGGCTGGTCGCAGCACTTCGTGGAAGGCGACGACCGACCGCACCACGTCTTCGTCCCGCACCACGATTGGGTTCGCAAGCTGCAGGTCGGAGACACCGTGCCCGACCCGATGAACCCAGGCAAGGTGACGACGGTCAGCGACATCCACTATCGTGGCGAGGACAAGCACGGCGCTCCGTACGTGGGCTTCTCCGTGCCGTTCGGCGACCGCGGGACCATCTCGTCGTCGTTCAAGGGCGGGAAGCCCGAGGCTGGCCCCGGCAGCCCGCTGCTGTCGGAAGACCTGAGCAAAGAGGGCGCGCGTGTGCGCCGTGACGCTGGCATCCCGACGCCTGCGATTGAGCACCACGACGTGTGGGCGGACAGTGCAATCGCCAACGAGCAGCGGGTGGTACAGCCCGCGCCGGAGCCGGATCCCGTCGTGCAGCCCGGCCCGGTTGTCCAGCCGGTCGAGATCGCCAAGCCCCCCGTCGACGTCGGCCGCGACCCCCGGCTGCCCGCGCCCGGCACCACCATCTCCCGCGAGTACCAGGGCAAGCGCGTGGAGGTCGTCGAGCGGGACGGGAAGTTCCACGCGTCGATCGACGGCGCGGACGCGGGCGTGCACACGTCGCTCTCGAAGGTCGCCACCTCGATCGCGGGCTCGAGCCAGAACGGCTACGCGTGGTTCAAGCTCGGCGCCGGGCAGAAGCGTGCGGCGGTGGAGAAGCCGGAGCCTGCGGTTGTTCCTGTCGCAGTGAAACCACGCGGCGTCGACGTGCAGAACATCGGCGGGTACTCGTTCGACGCTGCGGACGCCACGCGAGACGCTGGCACCAAGACGATGCACAGCGCGATGAAGAACGGCCACACGGTTCACCTGCACCACGACGGAGACAACTGGGTCGCCACCGCCCGCGGCAGGGACATCACCGCCACGCACGAGCACTCGACGCAGGACGGCGCGGTGCTCGGAGCGTCGAAGAAGTGGCACGATGCGCATGCGCAATCCCAGCGTGATGCCACCGCAGAAGACGCGCGGCGCGAGCTTGTGCAGCGTCAGACCGCGGATCATGCGCATGCAACGAAGCGCGTCGACCCTGCGCCGATCACCAACGCGGAACTGGCGGAAAAGTACGCTGGTGCGTTCAAGAACTCGCGCGATCGTGGCACAGAACTTGTTCGTTCGCAGTACATATCCGGACGGGAAAGCCTCCGGCCGCATCATGGCGTGACCGACACTGGAGAGCCGTACGTCATTTACGCGACGAAGGACAGCGGCCACGTCACGCACAAGGGCACTGTCATCCGCAATCCCGCCAAGTCGTGGCACACAGGGAGGATCAACGTCGCGTGGCCGACGCGCAGCAATCCGAACAACTTCGGGGGCATGGTTATCGACCGCGTCTACGACAAGACGGTACTCGGCGAAGACGACGCCAAGATTCGTCAGCACGACTACGCGCTGGCTGACAAGTATGATGCGATCATCGACGCGCTTAAGAGCGGTAAGCATCCATACGATGCGTCCAAAGCTCGCGCCAAGTCCGCTCCGAAGCCCGTCGAGAAGTCCATCTTCATCGGCCCGCGCCCCACGGAGTAGCGCATGCGCCTGACGCCCACCGACCTGCGCGAGATCCGCCAGATCATCGACGACCACTGGACGTCGTTGGTGGCGGAGACGTACGGGCCCGACGCGATCGGGCTGGCGGCGGCTGACGTGCAGCGGCTGGTGGACGCGGGCGTGCTGGACCCGAGCGTGTTGGGCACCAGCGACCCGATCGGCGACGCGCGGGCGCTCGGGCTGGTGGAGACGCGGCTGAAGCTGTCGGGCATCGATCCTGCGCTGGCGACGGTGGAGCAGGTTCGCGCGGCGGCGCGCAACGCGGCACCGCTCATGCCGATCGAACAGGAAGCGGCGGCGTTCGCGCGGCAGTACGCTGCGCAGCATGCGGTCGCGCTGGGAAACAGAGTGGCGGATCAGATCCTGTCGGCGGTCAACGTGGAGGACGCGACGCTCCGCGCGCAGATGCTAACCACGATCCGCACCAAGACAGCGGAGGCGATCGAGACGCGGGCGAGCATCTCCAAGCTCACGAGCAGCCTCCGCAACGCGACCGGCGACTACGCGCGCGACTGGCGCAGAATCGCGGCGACGGAGATGCAGCGGGCGCACCAGCATGGGGTGGCCACTTCGATCGCGCGCGACCTTGGCGACGGCGGGAAGAAAGACCCGCTGGTGGCAAAGATCCCGACGCCCGCGGCATGCCCGCGCTGCCGCGACCTGTACACCGAAGGCGGCAAGCCGCGCATCTTCCGCCTCAGCGAACTCATGGCGAACGGCGAGAACGTGGGGCGGAAGGCGAAGGAGTGGCTGCCGACGGTTGGGCCAATTCATCCAGCGTGCATGTGCGGCATGGTCAGCGTACACGAAGGCTGGTCGTTCGACGACGACTGGTCGCTCCGCCCGCCCGAGCCCGTCGCTCCTGCCGAACCCGTGGCGCCATGACCGACGCCGCGAACCGTGCTCGCACAGTATCTCTCACGCGCATCCGCTGCCGCACGTGCGGGCACGACCTCGCGTTCGAGTCGAACGGCAAGCTGAAGATCCGCATTCCCTCGCGCATGCTGGCGGTGTCGCTGGCGGATGGCTCGTGCGACATGACCTGCCCGAACTGCAAGAGCGATACGAAGATCCCGCTGCGCTTCATCGCGCAGCCGTGATCTTCACAGCGCAACGCCCCGTAACGCAACGCGTTTTCTTTGTGTCTCGGATCGTGCATCGCGCATCGTACTTGCAAGACTCTTGACAGACACCTTCCGCACTCGATACCCTGACAGCGACTTCGAGGCCTAGAAGAGGCGAGCGGCGGCGCGTGGTGAACGCGACGTTCCTCGCCTCTTTGCGTTTGGGGGCAGCGTGGGCCAGCAGCGGCACTTCAGCGACGATCCCGGCATCCAGGCACTCGCCGAGGCGATGTACTGGCGTGGAGCGCCGGAGTCCCGCGTGGTCAGCTACGCGGAGACGCTGAAGGACGTCGGCGTCGGCGCGGGCGAGATCGTGGACTGGGCGGAGGTGTTCGTTCCGACCGTCGCGATCGAGACGGTCGCGAAGGGCGTCGCGGCTCCTACCACGAAGCGTGGCGGCAAGATCCTGGCCACCGTGCGCGGCATCGCCACCAGCGAGCGCAAGGATCTGCAGGGCGAGAAGATCCTGCAAGACGGCGTCGACTGGCGCTACTTCCTGGCCAAGGGGTGGCTCAACGACGTGCACGATAAGGGCACGGGCGGCGGGCTCGGCTACCCGACGACGATCAAGCACACGAAGGTCAAGGGCAAGGACGGCGTCGAGCGCCCCGCGACGGAGTTCGAGGGCGTGCTGCTCGACACGCAGAAGTCCCGCGACATCCTCGATCTGTACAAGGCGCTGGACGGGCACGACCGTGCGATCGGATCGAGCATCCAGGGTCCGGTGATCCTGCGGCTCGACGACACGGGGAACCCCGCGGAGAAGGGCAAGACGATCGCGAAGATGCTGGCGATCGACCTGTCGCTCACGAGGCACCCGGTCAACGTGGACACGTACGGGTCGGTGGACCTGTGCGAGAAGAGCATCGACGCGCTGGGGCGCAAGCTCCGGTTCGCGATGAGTGCGGACAGCGCGGCGAAGGACACCACTGCCGGTCACCCCGCGCCCACGTACGACGGTGGCGGCTCCGCCGCGCCGTTGTTCCGGCAGGATCACAACAGGAGGCCGAGCATGAAGCGGGCGGTGTGCAAGGACGCGAACGTCCAGAAGTACCTGGACGGGCTGAAGGACGACGACTACGACAACGCCGCCAAGGCCATGAAGGCCGCCGGTGTGCAGTTCGACGACGGCGCGGACGACGAGCCCGACAACGACAAGGACGACGCGGAGAAGGCGCTGGCGGAGTACGACGCCAAGCTCGCGGCGGCCATGGCGGACGTCAAGGACCACCTCGAGAAGGGCGGCAAGATCCTCTTCGCGGAGGGCGCCGAGGCCGAGGCCACCGTCGACACCACCGGCACGCTGCGCACCGTGCACGACACGCTGCAGCAGGTCGTGAGCGGCATCAACGGCATCGCGAAGGGCATGGTCCTGCTCGCGAAGTACGCCGAGGTGGCGAAGGGCATCCAGTCCGGCGCCACGCCCGCGCAGCCCGTCGACCTGAGCGGCGTCGAGAAGTCGCTCGGCGCGCTGTCGGAGCGGCTCGAGTCCATCGAGAAGGATCTCGGCGGCGCGACGGTCAGCCGCTTCGTTCGGCGCCCGGCGGACGGCTCGGTGGCGCAGCCCGGCGGCGCGCCCGGCAAGGTCGACCAGAGCAAGGTGCGCGACGCGGCGTTCCGCGAGTTCTCGCGCGCGGAGCGCATCGCCGACGACGCGGAGAAGTCGATCCGCATGGACGAACTCGCCGCGATCTTCAACAAACTGGACACGGGCATCGAGGTCACCGCGAAGGACCTCACGCAGTTCAACGTGACGCTGTAGGCGCGTCGAGACCAGGAACGGAAGGACCACGGAGGACCCCATGGACACTCAGTTCGCAGATCGCGACGTGCTGAACGGCGGCTTCCCGTCGACGGAACTCATGAGCATGTACCAGCAGGTCATGAAGGACATCATGGCCGGTCACCCGGTGCCCGGGTACACCGGCGGCGGCGCGCTCGGCCCGCTGATGCTGCAGGACATCTCCGGCACGCTGAGCGTCGCCGGGTACAAGACGAAGCACATCAAGTTCTGGCCGCGCGTCCAGAAGGCGCCCGACAAGCTGCACAACACCGTGCACGAGTTCACGCGCCAGCGCGACTACGGCGACGACCTGCCGTTCTACACGGCAGAGGGCGGCATCGGGCCCCGCGTCGACGTGTCGATCGAGAGGCTGTTCGCGAAGTGCCGGTTCATGAGCCACATCCGCCGCGTGTCGCACGCAGCGGGGCTCATCAACCCCATCATCGGCCCGGCCAAGGACGCCGTCGAGAAGGCCAACTGGGACGCGTCCCGGTGGCAGCTTCGGCAACTCGAGCGCGGCCTGTTCTTCGGCGACTCGACCACGAACCCCGAGTCGATCGACGGGCTCAAGCACGCGTGCGAGATCGAGGGCAACGTCTACGACATGCAGGGCGCGGCCATCGACACCGACGCGCTCTACAACATCACCGTGACGCTGATCCAGAACAAGTTCGGCGACCCCGACGCGATCTGGATGGACTACACGGCGAAGCAGGACCTCGCCAAGGTCTTCCACAACTACGTCAAGTACGACATCCAGCCCGGCGTGACCGCCGCCAACATCAACGGCGGTGTCAACGCGATCGGCCTGATCGGGCCCGAGAAGCTCGTCAAGTTCGAGCCGAACGTGTTCCTGGCGCCGGACGGCGCGCCCAGCGACACCGCGCTCGGCGCCGACCAGCCCGCGACGCCCACGATCAAGGTGCAGCCCGCGGCCACGGGCGACGCCGCGTCGAAGTTCAACAGCGACGACGAGGGCAACTACTACTACAAGGTGGTGGCGTTCGGTTCCACCGGCGACAACGGCGGCGTGACCGGGTGCAGCGCGCCCGTGACGTCGAGCGTGGTCGCGGTGACCGAGGGCGACAAGGTCGCGCTGACGATCACGAAGCCCGGCAGCGACAGCGTGGTGTTCTACCGCGTGTACCGCACGAAGCCCGGCGGCTCGGTGTACTACAAGGTGTTCGACGTGCGGCAGTCGTACTCCGAGGGCGCGGTCGCCGACACGGTCATCACCGACTACAACGAGTACCGGCCCGACACCACGACCATGTTCGTCGTCGAGCACGACCCCGAGATCTTCATCTGGCAGCAGTTGATGGGCTTCACCCGCATCCCGTTCGCGATGACCGAGCAGACGGGGCTGAAGCAGCCGTTCGCCTACGTGCTCTACGGCATGCTCGAGGTGATGGTCCCGTCGAAGATCTACATGATCAAGAACGTCGGGCGCGAGGTCGTGACCCTGTAGTGAACGGAGGCGGGCGCAGATCGCGAGGTCTGCGCCCGCACGTTCCCGCAGGTCACGCGGGAGGAGCAAGTGGCGAGGAAGAGACCGACCGGCACCGCACCGGCGAGCGTCGTCAACCCGACGACGCCGCAGGCAGACGCCGCGATCGATTCGGCGGAGATGGCCCGACCAGAACCGCAGCCCGCGCTTCGTGAACCCGAAGTCGTGTGCCGGGCGCTCGCCGGGCAGCCGATGACCATCGGCGTCCATCGTTGCCACGTCGACGCGATCGGCGTGGTGACGCGCGACGATGGCGAGCCGTTCGACGAGGCGACGCTGGCGAAGTTCCGGCGCCTCCGCGGCTACACCGTCGAGGAGTAGGCCATGACGACGACCGGGAGCCTGTTCAGCCGTCGCAACCGCCGCAAGAGCCCCGCGATCGACGCGTCGCAGGCGTTCAGCGACACTGCGAAGGCGCACGTCTTCACCGACACCAGCGACCCGATCGTCTACGCACCGCCCGCGCGCAGCGGCGAGCCGAACCAGTACGAGAACCTCGGGCTGATCGGACCGCTCGATGCAAACGACGACCCGCCGAGCGAGTGGGAGACGGAGCCCGAAGGGCGCGTCATCGTCGGCAGCGGCATCGGCAAGATCGGCATCTGGCCGGACACGCTGACCGGCTCTGCGAAGGTCGCGGTGTGGACGAAGGTGCGCGTGGCGTCGATCGAGGAAGGCCACGAAGGCGAAGCATCGTACGTGTGGGTGTGCACCGGCGTCGTCGACCTGGGCGGCGACGCGGACCTCGTCGAGGTCGTGGTGCCCACGCGCTTCCGCGACGTGTTCGTGCAGGTCGTCGAAGGCGCCACCGAGGAGACGCCCGTGACGCTGCGCATCGGCGCCTGCTAGACGACGCGCCTTCCGTCGTCGGGCTCCGCGCTAGAGCCCTTGGAGGAGGGCGCAGATGGCCGCAACCCCGCTTACCGCTGACTGGCTCAAGAAGGTGTTCCTGTGGGGCGTGGACCTCACGGAGGACAACAACCTTCCGTACCCGGACGAGTTTTTCGAGCACGCGATCAAGTTCGGCAAGGACTTCTTCGCCAAGAAGTGCGACGTGCAGGTGCCGCGCAAGACGATCCACGAGCAGCACGACTGGAGCGCTGCTGCGAAGGACGAGTTCTCGCTGCTGCAGCTTCGGGTGGTGCCGGTGCGGGAGATCGTCGGCGTCACGCTCAAGTACGGGCAGAAGGACATCTGGCGCATCCCGCATGACTGGATCGTCTACGACGAGGACGAGCCCGAGCAGGTGCAGATCGTCCCGACGACCGGCGCGTACCCGATGAGCGTCGCGGAACTGGCGTTCAGCCAGCACGTCGTGCTGTCGAAGTACCAGCGCTTCCCGCGGTACTACGAAGTCGAGTACGAGGCAGGGCTCGACGACGAGGACTTCAGCGCCGACGAACTGGACGTGATCGGCAAGTGGGCAGCCATCCAGATCCTCAACACCGCGGGTGACCTGATCGCTGGCGCTGGCATCGCGTCGCTGTCGGTCGGGCTCGACGGCGTGTCCACGAGCAAGAGTACGACGTCCTCTGCGACGAATGCGGGCTACGGCGCTCGCATCATCCAGTGGCAGAAGGAGATCGCGCACGAGGTGGCGGTCATCCGCTCGCGCTACCACGGGCTGAACATGATGGTGGTGTAGATGCCCGCGCCGATCATCGACGACCAGGGGTTTCTGAGCGACGTCTGGTGGATGCCGAAGGTCAACTCTTCGCGCGCCGACGTTGATCCGAAGCTGCTGCTGGAGCACATCTACAACAAGGGCATCATCGCGACGTGGTGGGCAGCCGCGCGCTGCCCATGCGGAACGCCTGGGCGACCCGCCGATCCAGATTGCCCGGTGTGCAGAGGCGACGGGTGGGACTTCTTCGCGTCGCAGGTGGTGCGGGTGCTGGCGGTTGGACTGCGGACGGACCTATCGCTCTTCGAGAAGGCCAACCTGATGATCCCGGGCAGCGGCGTGTTCTGCGTGCGCCCAGAGCACTCCCCGGCGTTTATGGACCGGCTCGTGCTCGAGCACAGCCGCATCACGCTGTCCGAGATGCGTGTGCGTCGCGCAACACTCGACGACCCGATCGAGCAGTTGAGCTACCCGATCGTTGGCCAGCCGTACCGGAGAGCGCCGACCGACGAGGAGCCCAACCCCGAGCCGGGCATGATCGACGTGCTGCTGCTGCGCGCGCAGGACGCGGACGGGCTCGTCGGCGACCCGCTGGTCAACGGCGAGGACTTCGAGATCGGAGACGGCGGGACCATCGACTGGTCGCTCGGCGACGCCGCGGGCACCGCTCCGCCGGTCGGCAAGCAGTTCTCGATCTACTACAAGACCCGCCCGGTGTACCGTGTGACCAGCGACTCGCACGTGGTGCGCGACACGATGACGAAGTGGAAGGTGGAGATCCCGGAGCACCAGTACCTGCCGGTGCAGTTCCAAGCGAAGCTCGAGTGGAACTGGCGGGCGGACGAGGGAGCATGAGCGCAGAAGTAGAAGCGCCGTTCACGCGGGAAGACCTGCTGCTGGCGTTCCGCGCCACGCGTGCGGACCTGTCTGCGTGGGTGGCGCAGGTGGCGTGGGACGCTCACCGCCAACTGACAACGCTGGCCCAGCAGCGGCTCAAGACGTCGCTCCGCGACTACCAAGAGGGCATCCAGCCGGTGGTCGAGAACGGCATGAGCGCGTCGTTCTCGCTGGTGGGCTGGCTGCCGAACGCGGTGGAGTGGGGCTGCGAGCCGTACGACATGCGGACGACGCTGCTGCACGGTCCGAACGCGCAGGTCGTTCCGCGTGGGCAGCCCGGCATCCACGATGGCAAGAAGGGGCGCTACCGGTCGATCCCGTTCCGCCACTACACGCCGGGATCGAGTGGGTACGAGGGTTCGGTTATGGGGATGCCGTACGAGCAGATGCTGGGGCCCGACGCCGCGCGGAAGCTCGGGCAGCAGGTCTACAATACGATGCGAGCGCGAGTGGCCGCAGCGAAGGCGAGCGGCTCCGCAAAGACGGTGCGTCTGCCAGCGTCTGCCGGTGGCCCGCTGCTTCGCCCGCACCACTCGACCGGCATCTACACCGGAATGGTCCGTCCGGAGCGCGCGTACAAGGGCACAACGCAGGGCTTCTACCAGACGTTTCGCACCATCTCGGACGGCAACCCGGTGGGGTGGATGCACCCGGGCATCGAGCCGCAAGGGCTGATGATGGCCACGGTGTCGTACCTCGAGCAGACGGCGGGAGCCACGCTCGTGGAGATCATGACCGCAGGTGACGCATGAACGACGGCGTCGACAAGATCGTGGCGGACTACCTCGAGCGCGTGAAGGTCACGCTGCTGACCGACGACGCGCTGTGGACGCGACTGCTTGGACGATCGCTCGACGCAGCGACGATCGCTGTGGTGCGGGACTCGTTCCGCGGTGCGAAGGAGCACGTGGCCACGCCCACGGTGGTGCTGGCGTACCCGCGCAGCCGCCAGCCGTGGCCCGTGTGGTGCGTGGTCCTGCTCGAGGACACACCCGACGAGGAACTGCTCGGAGAGAGCGAAGGCATCGAGCGTGACGACGAGACCGGCGAGGACGTCGAGGTGCAGACGATCGTGAGCCGCCAGACGGTGGCGATCATGGTCATCGACAATCGCAACCCCGACATCGCTCGGTGGCAGTCGATGCTGGTGAAGCGCGCGATGATGATGGGGCTCGACGAGATCCTCAGCGACGAGGAAAACTCCGTCAGCGGGATGTACTTCAGCGGCATGGGCGACATGCCGCCGATGCCGTGGCTGCCGGAGGAACTGTACGGGCGCACGCAGCGGTGGTCGTTTGTCGTCGCGGAGAGCGTCGCGAGCGGCTACGACGGGCTGGTGCGCGGGCCTCTGTACGTAGGAGCGGAAGGCTTCGTCCTCGACGAGGATGGCGAGGTGACCGGCGGTGGGCACGCGTACAGCGCCCGCGAGGACGAGGAGTAGGCGCCGGGGCTTGTGCCGAACCGGCGCTGTGGGTAGAATCGAGCGGACACGCGGAGGGACAGGCCATGCCGGAGC